ATCAGTTTTGGTGTTTGTAATTTGTTCGGGCTGTGCGGTGGCTTGTGTGTCGTCTGTTTTTTGGGTGGTGCTTGGTACATCAGTGATTGAATTTCCCTGTCCATCTAGTTCGACCTGTGACGTTTGGTTGGGTGATTGAATCTGTACTTGTCCCGTTTTATCATCGCTTGAGTTGGGAATTGATGCGGTGCTAATTCCTGCATCGCCATTTGAAACCAAAGGATTATTGCTGTCATTTTTTACACCTTGCTGAGTATCTGGGCTATTGCTGTTGCTATCAGTCCGATTGCTGTTACTGAAAATATCGTTAGCAGGCTCATTGCTTGAAACTTCATTTGTCGCCGCTGCTGCATTCTGTTCTGATGTTGTTGTCTTGTTCTCGTTTTGTTTCTCATAGCTATCCGCGTAAGTGTTTAAAAATTTTGTTCGTTGTTCAATTGGTAAGGATTCGTCCATTGCGAGTTCGTAATGGGTATCTTCATCAACGTAAGGTTTGATGCGCTCCAGTGCGTCACGCAAATCATCTTCTGGTGTGCGTGGTGCATTTGGCTCTTGTTCGAGTGTTCCTGCCTGTGCAATTGCATCGTCAAGTGTTTCTGGCGTTTGCGGTTTTGGTGGCTGCTCGTCGGGGTCGCGCTTAAAAATATCGTCGTAATTGTTTTTGTTTGTACTGTAAATTTGCTTCGGATTTTGACTGCGTAACAAGTCGATAACGTCAGTAACCTTGTCTGAATCTTGCGGCAAGTAACCAAGTTCAACTAACGCTTCGTGCATTTCTCCTAGCGTGCGCCCCTTATCGCCGTTTCTGAAAAGATTGCCTTTGTTGCTGTTGTCAGTCCAAACGCTACCACCATAGATGCCATCGGCATTTTCTTTATTGATGCCGCCCAGCGCGATAACGGCTTGTGCTAAGTTGTGCTTTTCAGTATCGACAATTCTGCCGCCAACATTTACACGCTTAGGCTGTTCAAATTGCGGTGCGAGGTCATTTCGAGCCTGCTGCATTTGCTCTGGTGTTGTGTATTCACGAATCGGGAATCCGTTTTTATCAACACGCGCCACCTGTCCGTCTTGTGCAGGCATATTGATTACGTCAGGCGTTTGAATTGCGCCTGTTGCTCTTTGCAATGGCGAATTTAAAAGCGGCGGCTCTGATGATAAAGAAACATTTTCAAATGGGGTGCTGCTATTTTGTGTTTGCAATTGTGCAAGTTGTGGGCGCGTTGAAATTCCACCTGACGCAAGGGCGTTATTTAGCGGTGAATTTGGCTTGATTTCGGGTGCTGGTGCTATCGGCGCAACTTCCCCTTGTTGATAAGGTGCAACTTCTTTACCCGCTAAATCCATTGTAAAGTTAGGTCGCACAGGTCGCGTTACATCGTCTTGCTGAATGTTACTAGGGTAAGGCGTTGGCTGTGCTACTTCTGGTTGCGGTGCGTTTGGCTGGGGTTGTGCCGCTAATTCTGGTGGTGGTGTAACAACTGGTACTGGTGCGTTTTTGTGTAGCACGCCCATTCCACCGCCCATCAATCCCCCAGCAACAAGCCCCATACCCGCAGCATCACCTACGCCCTGCATAATTGGCTTATCTAGCGCGGCATTTTGCATGGCTTGTTCCATTGCAGATTGTGGCATTTCTTCCAATCCACCTTCAATTGCAGCACCTTCAATAACTCGACGCGCCAATCCTTTATTCGCCGTATTTTGCGCCAATCCTTGACCAGCCGATACAGCGTCAATATCGCTAACTCCAAATTGTTTTGCTAACTTGCCGCCTGCCGCGCTAATTCCGCCGCCAATCAATCCTGTTCCCAACGCTAATGCGGATTGTTTTGGTGTTGTTAATCCGTCGGCTGTTTGTTGTCTTATATTTTCTTCGGCAGCACCACCCATCATTAACCCTTCGCCGATATTGCCAGCATAAGGGGCTAGTTTTGACGCGCCAGCTAACGCCTTTCCTGCTGCGCCACCCGCAAACATTGACGGCATTGATTCAATAACTGAATTAACGGCAACAGAAGGGTGTTGCGCCAATGCCTTGATTGTGCCGCCAGCTTCTTGAATTAGGTTCGGATTTTCTCCTGAGTTTTTAACCTTATCGGATTCGTATTGCGCGTTTTCATATTTCTGTGCATCACTGTAGTTTTCATCAGGGATTTCTTTTGCTTGTTTAGGTCTAAAGCCTACCGCGCCACCTTCATTTTCGAGAAACTTACCAACATGACCGCCAGTGACAATATCTGCTAAACCCACAGCCGCTTCGGGTACGCCGATTGCACCTTTTAAGGCTGTAATTCCTACGTCCTTAACTGTTCCCGCAAGTGTGCGCTTGGGCTTTTTTTCTTCTTCGGGTGTGAAATCAAATTTTGACCAATCAACAGGTTGTGAATTAGTGGGTGTATCGAAGGTAAATTTTGACCAGTCAGTCATCGCAGTATCTCGGTGAAATTTTAAATACTGCGATTTTAATGTTGTTGCCGTGTTAGATTTTTTAAACCAAATTAGTAAAACGGTTTAAAATTTAGACATCCTTTTGACTGTCACGAAGAAGTGCGAGTTCCGATTGCGCTACTTTGCGCTGCGCCTTAAAAGCCCTAGCCTTAGCTTTTCCCGATTTTCCGACGTAAATCATTCTCACGATGCGCCCACTTTTGTTTGTAGCACCGCCACGATATACTTTTTTTATTTTTCCGTCTGAAATATCAAACTTTGACAAAATCTCTTTAAAATCATCATATTTTGGATACAATTCAAAATCGTGCATCGTAAGATATTCGCGGGTAAGATTTTTACTGCAAATCAATTTCCACATTTTTTAAATCCTTGTTGTTCGTTAAAAAGGAATGTCACTGTCATAAGGCGCGTCACCTTCTGGATAGCCTCTCGCTTGATTATCATGTGCCGCTACATCGCGTCGATGCTGTTCGTGTGCTGGAACATAGCCGTCTTGTCGCGGTGGGTTTCTTGATGCTGGGGCAGGTTGCGGTGCATCAGAATTTTTCTTGCCGACCAAATCAAGTACATTCGCATTGAGTTCTAACTGCGTGCGCTTCGTGCCATCGTTTGCAGTGTATTCGCTCATCGTTAATTCACCAGACACGAAAACCTGTTGTCCTTTTTTCAAATAATCTTTCAGCGTTCCTTCCGCTTTCTTTCCCCAAAGGATAACGCGCAACCAAACTGTTTGTTGCTTATCACCAAAGCCAACGTTGTTTGCTACGTTGACATTCAACACAGCCTGACCGCTTGGCAAGTAACGCACTTCTGCATCGCGTCCGACGGTACACACGCCACTAAATACATTTGACATTTTTTCCTTCCTTTCTCTTTAGATAAATTTCATATTGCATTGCTTTGTAGCCTTCAATGCCGTACTTCTCGATTTGTTTCGCTTTGTGTTTGTGATACGCGCGTCGATTTTTTTCGATTTTTTTTTGCTTATAAATCGGGTCGTTTTGATAACGTTCAGCACTGCGAAGGCGTTGGCGTGCGTTTCGCGCCTCACGATTAGCATTCAGCCAGTTCAACTGATAAGCATTGTATTTTTCTCTATTGTTTTCCCGCCATCGTTTCGTGGTTTGCTTGCCGCGTTCAGATTGTCGATAGGTGCGCCAGTGTCTACGCGCTCTTTCACGGTTGTTTTCAACCCACATTTTCTCGCATTGCGGGTTTTGCATTCGCCATTTTTTGCGCCGCGCTTGCGCCCGTTGCACGGTATTGAGCTTGGCTTGTAGTCCGATTTGCGATTGCGCCGTGCGTTGTAATTTTTTATAGACTTCCATATCAAAGTCGTCATCAAGAAAGGCAATAGGCGAAATTCCATTTCGTTTGACTTGCATTTGTTGCACGAATTGCAAAACACTCATTTTTCACTCCGTAGTTTTGTTGTTGCTGGTGTGTGAAATGTAACGCTTCCGCATTCATTACAAACCATCACGCTTATATGCGGGTAAGTTGTCCATTTTCTACAAATATGCGGGGCAAACAGATTTTTAATTTTCGTCTTTATTTTCTTTATCATCCTTCTTTCCTACTTGTGTCAGCAGCTTGATGTAGGCTTTGAATTCCATCGAATCCTGATTTTCAATGTAGTAATTAAACAGTTCATCTTTGCTCGAAAATTGCGGCAATTCTTTTTTGTCTATCATTTGAATTTCCTGAATCGGCGATTGCTTGTATTTCAAATACAAGCAAAACAGAAATGATGGCGGCTAATGAAACCGCCATCGTTAAAACAATTTTTAAATGCCAATCTCTTTAATAATTGATTCGTACCAAAATAACTGCTGAACCGTTCCAGTTGAGTTCTTCTTATTGGTGTCGGCGACAACAGAAAACGGTTTGCCTTTTTCGGTTGCTGCCCATTTGTCGCCGTTTTTTACTTGATAACCTTTTTCAAGCAACAAATTATTAAACGCCTGAGCTGTCATTTTGTAATTATCACCGAGCTGGGTTGGTGTGTAATAACGTTCCTGAACAGGTGAAACAATGGCAGACTGACCAATCATTTCTAAAATGTTAAAGCCTGTTTCTTGGGCTGCGAGTTTGTTCGCACCTAAAGCAGCTTGATTGCCTTCGACACCTAGCATATTGAAGCCACATAACGCTTCTTTGATGATTGCGTTATTAGTCATTAGCTTTTCAAGCAGGCTGCTTTCTTTTGGTTCGACTTTTGGCTCTGCGTTTCCGCTGGTTAATTTTTCTTCCAATTCCACCATGCGGTCATAAACGGCTGCCTGCACCTTGTAATTTTCTGACATCACCATCAAATGCGCTTCGCGTTTTGGTAGTGCGTAGCACTTACGAGTTGTGCCATCTTTGCCTTTGTAGCTGGCGTTAAATTTTACGGCAGCTTCTTCGCCCAACACTTTCACGACTTTTTTCATAAAGTTGTCGTGAGTTAAAACCGCTTTGCCTTCTTCACGCATCTTGTTGATGATTTTCACGATTTCAACCGATGACATCACCTGACCAGTTGTTGCTGGCAATTCTAAATCTTCGGCTTCTTCAATTGGTTCTACTTCGGGTTCAACAACTGGTTCTGCTTCTTGTTCTACTTCTGGTTCAACAACTGGTTCTACAATTGGTTCAACAGGCGGTACGGCATCAGCATCTTTTGGATTCTGAATGTTATCTACCCAATGTCTAACAATTTTTGCACGCGCCACTCTGCTGTAATTTACTATTAAAGCAAACATAGCATCACGGTCGAGCGCATAACATTTAAGCTGCTCACCCGATACGCTAAGATAACTTCTCGATTCGTAAGAAAATTTCAAATTTAATCTTTTCATTTCCTTAATAGCCGCCTCAATATCGCTCATAATTTCTGAGTGAGGCAGTTCGGCAAACACAGCAATTTCAATCGAGAGTATAACTTTTTGGTTCGTCAAGTCCGCACTTTCTGGCGGAATTGTAGAATCTGGCATAACTCCCTCGATTTCAATTTGCACTGTTGGCTGTGCAAAAATTAACAAGCCGTTGCGAGTTTGTTTTTTATCGCCGCTCAAAATGTAGTCTGTGGTTGTATTCAAGGTGGCAGCCAAGCCACTTAAATGACGATTGTTTATTTCTAAAAGTCGCCCCGATTCCCAGCGATTAAACGATGACCGACTGCACTGTACAGCCCTAACTACATCCATGACTGACATTTTGTTTTTCCAGCGCAAAACCTCAATGCGTCCGTGCTGGGTTGTTGTATCGGCGAAATCATCAAGGTTGGTTTCGAGCATATCAACCAACCTCATAAACGCTTTAGATGTGTGTTGCTGGGCTGGTTTTGAGCCGTCAAAAATCCAGCCTCTTAAAGTTGCTAGGTTTGTATCAATTGCTTCTGCGACTTGAGGCAATGTTAAATTGCGTTTGTCGATTTCTGACTTCATTGCGGTGAATAAATTTAAGTAATTCATTTTTAGACCTCTGCTAGAGCTTTTTTCTTTTGATGATATTCGTGTACTTCTGCCAATGTTGCGCGTTTTGAGAAATCCCAATATATAGTTCTCTCAATCCCTTCTTCTGCTGATTGACAAAACACAATTCCGACTTCTGATACGACGGCAAGTATGGGACTGCTTAATCGCGCCTTGTAAGTCTTTATCTCGCCAAGTTCTTCAACTGTTTTAAATTTGGTAGCCATTTTATTCTTGTTGTTAAAACTCCCCCGATAAGGGGGAATTAGATTTAGTGTTGATGTTCGTATTCGGCGACGATTTTTAGCAGTCCGTTTTCGTCATTTGCAAAGCATTCAAAACGATGTTTTATTTCTTCGGCTTTTTGACAAGCGTGAAGCAAGTCTTTTGCGAATTGACGAGCATCTTCGATACTTGCGAAATTACGACCAGCAGCAAAGATTTTTTCTCGGAACTTTGGCTTCAAATCTACAGGGTCAATGTGTGGTTTTTCAAAAGAAATTCCGTTGTCGAATGTTTTGTACTGCGAGTATTGCGGTCTATTGCTCACGATAACCACCAAGCACTTTAACCAAGTCATCAAGTAGTACACGAAATTCGCCCGTCATTAAAATCATGTCAGCAAAGAATTTTTCCAACTCATCGCCTGCATCGAACTCACCGCGTTCTTCCATTGCCAAGTCCAAAAACTTCACGCGCTTGATGATAAAATCTGAATTAAGGACAAACGACAATCGGTCTTTGTAAGTCAACGCAAGTGAGCGAACCTGCATACCTTGTGAAATGTTTTCAGTGATTGTGTCCGATGTTACATCGAAATTTTTAACGTTAATAATTGAGCTTTTTTGCTCGGCATCAACAATTCTGCATTCCTCACCAACTACAAAATCTGTGTGGCAATTAGGGATTGTTACCCATGCTTTCATTACATGAGTGAACTCAATTTTTGTGTCAATTGGCAACGCTGGGAATCCTTCTAACGCCTTACGCAATAACGATAAAACATCTTCGGCTTTGGATTGCGACGCGGTATCAATCACGATAAACCCATTTTTCGTGTCAATGTACGCAAACGTTTTTGATTGTCGGACGAACGCACGCGGTAAAAATTCCATCGTGACGTAATCTTTGATTTCGGCTTTTTCTTTGCTATAAACGGTTCGCTCTTGTTCTTCTTTGATTGCCGCAATGCGTTTGGCTACTTCGTCGCTAATCACTGACGACGGCAATACTTTGTCGAACTGTTGAACGCAAAACATCATGCAGTCGTTAGATTCCATAACGAATTCGTCATCAATTACGGATGCAAAACCTTTTGATTGCGCCATCATTCCTGTCGGTTCAACTACCTTGAACTGCGTTAATTCTCTTACGAGTTCTTCTGCTGTAAGTTCAAATTTTTCTGTCAATCTGAATGCGGTGATATTTTTAAAAAACATGATTAAGACCCTGTTAAACAGTGTTGGACGATTGAATCAACGATTTCCAATTCATTTGCATGATGAATCAAATTATTAAAATCAATTTCGTAAAGCTGTTGAGCTTCTTTTAATTCTTCAAATACTTCATAAAAATGCGCTTGCATTCGTGATGCGCTATTCGCAAAAACTACAAGAACCTTAGAGCTTAAAACTATTTCTCGCGGTTCTGCTCCGCCAACTACAATCGTGTCACCCAGCTTGTAAGGTGAGTAAAAGATTGTTTCATCGAAAACATCTTTTAAATCTTTCTCGCTTTCATCACCTACTTCTTGTTGTTGCTCAATTCCTTTTTTCATGCAGGCATCGTGTGACAAGAAATAAGCCTCATTGATATGAATACTCAATTCCTCTATTTCTTCGTACATACCTTGCACTTTGTCATTGATGTTTTCTAGCTCGTGCATAATCATCGCAAGTCTTGCAGTAGATTTACTATCAATAATCAAATCTACACTTTCTGTAGTTGAACCATCACAAGTTGTTGTTGTTGTCGTCAGTGGAACTTTGTCACCGATTTTTAAATTCATAATTTTTCTCTCTGTTGTGGTTGTGATACCTGCCCTTCACATCAAAGGGCAGGCGTGTTGATTGATTTACCAAGAATCAGGGTATCTGTTCATGCTGGCTTCTTCTCGCGCTTGAATAAGCTGCCTCATTTCAGCAATTTCAAGAATGGCTCGCGGCATAGATTTTTTTACTGCTGCGAATTCCTCCCTTGTATTGCATTTGGTGATTTCGCTTCTCCAGTTGCTAATGTTCTCGTTTATTTTTACCCCTTGTTCTGAAATTTCTTTTTTGAACGTCGTTTTATAACCGCTTGGAATTTCGGTTAGCCCTCTCGACAATTCAGCGGGGGTTTGCCAAGACCTAATCATGCTGACCACATTAGCTATCGTTTTATCTTGTTGTGGTTGTGCGGGTTCTACTTCTGGGATTTGCGCTGTCCCTGTTGATTGCGGCATTAGTTCGCCGACAATCACAGTGGTAGGCGCGTCATCAATAAATTCTGGTGGCTCTGGTTGGAATTCCCCGAAATCAGGAGCTTCGTCAATTTCTAGTTCTGCCGTAACTGGTTGCTGTGCTGCTACCACTGGCTCTGGCTTTGGTTGAACTAATCCGTTTTTGGGTGTTGGTAGCACAACCGCTTCTGATTCGATAATCGTTTCAGCCTGTCCACCAATCAAACTATCAACGCTTGCTTTTGATTTTCTCGCTGGCTTTGATTCGGTTGCGTCAATGTCGATTACAACACCTGTTTCTGCTGTTTTTTCAAAGTTAATCAACTGATTCATGTCGGCTTTGTCGTCTACTGCCAAGCCTAATTCGGCTCTTTTGTCGCCAATTGGCAATAATTTAGCAAGTTTTTTAACTGCTTTTGCTTGCGCCATTTCAACGAACCAATCATTCCAAATTCCAATTGGCAATCCAGCATCAAGACGCGCCCTATCTTCTGCCTTTGTGAATTTGGCGGCTTTCTGACTTGGTGAATTCAATCGTAATTTTTCAATTACTGCTTTGCTTACAAAAAGGCTGTATTGGTCTTTTGTGTCGGCGTGTCTTGCAACAACATAGATGCCGCGTAAATTTTGATAACACCAATCTCTGTCACCTTCGTCGCGGTCATCAATGCTTGGGACAAAACTAACTTTTGAATCCCAAGCGTCGTCATCAACAGTCATTTCAAATTTGTCACATTTATAAACGGCGTGTGTTTTAATCGCCCAGCCTGCGCGAAACAACATTTGTATCATGCCTTTGTAGCTGACTTGCAATTGAGCGGATGTCACACCTGTTTTCCAATCTTTATATGGAAGTATGTAGCAATGGGCGACATTTTTATCTATGTTCAAATCTAGCATTGCTACACCGATTGTCGCCTGCACAACTGATTCAACTGAGCAATCTTGATAAACTGGATTACTAAGAACAGCCACAGATGCCGCCAAAAACTTGTCAGTGCGCCCTTCGTCGCCGTCCAATAATTTTGCAATTTGTTTGCGGTACTGTCTAACCAATGAATCTTTTACTTGGTGTTGGTAATCTACTAATTGTTGATTGCTCATTGTAATTCCCCTGTTTTGTTGGCTTCCGCCATTTCTTGTTGGTTGTGGATAATGCGGGTATCTGCGTTACTAATTAGGTTGTAGACTTCGTTGCGATATTCAATTGCCTGCTTGATGCGTTTATCTAAGAATTTGATGTCGCTTTCGTTTCTATAAACAATCATTACTTTCAAGTGCAATTCAGGTGCAAGAAAACGTGGGTCGTAAGAAACAAACAGCCACTTTTCACGCCCCGTAACATACATACATCCTTGAATTTGCCAGTAATACTCAGGCTTTAATTCTTTGAGTTCTTGAATACTTTTAATCAACATATACTTGATATGTGTCGTTGATTCAGGACACTTCGTTTCAATGCCTGCATCGTCATCAATCAAGCCGTCTGGTGTGCAACCCACATCATCATTGAGTTTGACAAACTCTTGATTGTCGCCGTATTTTTCAACGACTAAGCCGTATTTTTGATAAATCATTTCAATCGCTTCGGCTTCGGTGTTGTTGCCCCATTCCATAGCTTTGCTTTTGTAAGTCGGTGTCATGTCTTGCACGGTAAGCATTTCAGCCGCTTTTTCGGTAGCGTATGTTTTCGCCCCGTCTGGGAAGTAATCCGTGTCGTAAGTGTCTGGAACTTCTGGGGTGTCAGGTTCGCCGTTTTTGCCTTTTTTAGCTTTTGTACCTTTGATTAGCTTGCCTTCTGGAAAAGTGCATAATCTGTGAAACTCAGATGCAGTGAACACGCCGCGTCTTAGCGCGAGCCATTCAAAATCTTCTGCCATAAATCCCTCTTTAGTAAAACAACAATCTGCCTATGCGTTTAGCTTTGGCTTTTGTTTGGTATCTGCGACCTAATTCAAGCGTATTGAAATAGATGTGTTTTTTGCTAATGCCTGCAACGCTAATTTCACTGACACTTTTAGCGAGCTGTTTCGCTTGTTTCCAAGCGGCTTTGTCGAGTTCGCCGCGTGGATTTGGATTCTTAACGCCATATTTGCGTACCCAGCTAAATTGTTTGTGTTTCGCAACTTCTTTGCAGACGTGCGTGTGATTCAGTGTCGCGCGGTTTTGCAGGATTTTCATTGCTGCGATTTGCGCGGCAACTTCTTGGTCGCGGGTTTCTCTGTACGAATTAAGGGCAAGACAAAACAACGCTGATTTAACCAACATCATGTCGCCACCTCTTTGTTCTGTGTCATTGCGTAAAAAAACTTTCCGCGTAGTTTCCACGCGCGTTTTTTGTCGCGTTTTGTGTTTTTTTGGCTCAAATCGTCCAACAAAAACAAACCCAATGCGCCCAAAATGACGCAAAACAATTTGAGTAAAATCAGTAAATCTTGATGTGACATAAATAGTCCCTCTAAAAAATGCGCGGTACTTAAACCGCGCCGAATGTGCCTTGCGGTGCAAGGCGTGCTTACAGGAGAGTAAGACACAACGAGGATTGTGTTAGTGCGAAAAGATGCGTTCAAAATCTGCATCAAAATCGGTAATTACTTTGCCGTACTCGCTCGGTTTTAATTTGCGAAACGAGAAAACTGCTGTTTGTTTTTCGTGGCGTGCGATGTCATCAATCTGCGCCATTGCATCAATTAGCGTGTCAGCGACAACGAATTCTGCTGTCATCCCTAACACTGGTACTACTTCAAAAATAAGTGCTGGCATTTTCTTGTCCTCGTATTTCTTATTGTTAGTTTTGTTCGCGGCGTGCTTGCCATTGTGATGTACACGCCGCTTATTGGTTTTACGCCTTTAGTAATTCCAATCGGTTTGATTCACTGGGAAAAGTATTCGTTATGCGGACGTTACTTTTTTAGTGGATAAAACCAATGAACCAACCGATTGAAACTTTCTGCTTTCATGTTTTTAAAGAGCTTTCGAGGTTTTGTTTCGATGTGCTAAATTATACCTAAAAGTATATTTTAGTAAATACCTTTTTGTATATTTGTAATCAATAAAAGCAACCGCCAGAATTAACGGGCAAAAAAAAGCCCCGCAGTTGTTAATTGCAGGGCTTTTTGGGGTTGTCGCCTTTCGAGGGTTTGTTTTTATGCGTGGGCGTTTGTGTGTGAATCATAGCGGCTTTTTAATTCAAAATAGTTTTCCATATTTTCATTTTTAAATTCTTTCGCCGATTCAATTAACCTTTTGCGCTGTTTGGAAGTTAAGTCGCGCAATAAATTTAATAAACACAACTCATCAGGAGCAACCTTAACAGTATTCAATCCATCCAAAACAGCATTTTCCACGCCATCACTACTGTCGGCATCAACATCGAGTGAATGCGTTGCTAATCCTAATTTGCCCTCTATTTTTCGAGCGACCTTTTCCCCTATCGTTTTATGCCCTGTCAATAAATGACTTGCGTAACCAGCAGTAAAGCCAATAGCGTCGGCTAAATCACATTGCTTTTCATAAGCGTCAGCGATTTTCAATAAATTTTGCCGTCTTATTTCAGATTGAGCGTTCATGCTTAAAACCCCTAAGTATATTTTCCTTCATGGTTCGATTTTATACCTTTTGGTATAAAAATAAACGACTAAAATGGATTGAGAAAAACTATACCTTAAAGTATAGTAACAATAGGAGGTTTAACTAATGACTTTAAAAGAATTTTATTCAGCTCTTACACATAAAGAAAAATTAGATTTTGCAGAAAAAATAGGGGCTTCGTATTACTACCTAAGTCATCTAGCAAATGGGAATAAGGTGGCTGGAACGAAATATCTAACAGCTATACCAAGAGTAACAAACGGCTTGGTCACAGAAGAAGAATTGCGACCTGAGTTACACGGGAAAAAATGGGGCGAAATAACGCCAAAACAATTAAGACCGAATTGAGGGGATGGCGCAAATGAGTGATGTGGTAATTTTTTTGTTCATTGCTATTAGCTTTGCGCTAGTGCTTTGGAACAATCATTTAGTGTTAGGAATTGAAGGTCTTGAAATGGAAATTTCAATTTTGGAGCTTGAGAAAAGGGCGGTTGCTTCTGATTTCAGGAATTATCGGTTTGAAGTCGAGAAGGCAGTAAAAAACTTTAATGGCGGTATTTTTAAACTCTCGGACGGTAAGTCTTAGGGCAATAAAAAAGCCCGTTGGTGGTTGTGACACCTTCGGGCTGAGAGCAGTTTTTTTAATAAAGCGGTGCAATTATAACCGCAAATGAACGAGGATTAAAGATGAGTTTTCAAGCAATGACATGGGCAGTAGAACAAGAGCTACCAGCTATGCAAAAGATAGTGCTGTTAATGATGGCAAACAGAACAAGCAATGACAACGGTCTTTGCTTTCCAAGCCATGACAAACTAGCTAAAGATTGCGGCATGGAGAAGCGTTCCGTAATTCGCCAGATTGAAAAGTTAGAATCTGCGAATTTATTAACGGTAATCCGCTCGGTTGATGAGCGTGGAATGAAGTCGGTCAATAAATACCGATTGCACCTTGATGTTAAGTATTCTGGTAGTGACACAAAGTCAGTACCTAGTGACACAAAGTCAGTACCTAGTGACACAAAGTCAGTACCTAGTGACACAAAGTCAGTAGGGGGTAGTGACACAAAGTCACATAAAACAGTCAATTCTTTTAACCAGTCAATTAACCAGTCAATTAACCAAGAGAGTGACGCTCCACCCAAACCAGAAATTTTGGCAGAAAAAGAACCCGCTAAAAAATGGGGTTGGGAAACTGATTTTGATTTTACTTTTGCACTTGCATACTTAGTTTCAAAAAATCGCGTAAGCAAAGATTCAACCGTTGATGGTATCAGCATGGACTTGTGGCACAAATGGATGAAATCACGCAAAGCAAATAAAGCCAAGATGACGCAAACGACATTAACAACCTGCTTGCAAGATTTAATCGAAATAAACGAAGCAGGGCTTGATGCTAACGAAGCCATGATTGAGGCTGTAAAACGCGAATGGAAAAGCCTTGATTTTTGGATAGAGAAAAAGAAAAAAACACCTATTGCCGACAAGAAACAACCGCTAACGAAATTTGAAATCCCCGACGCATGGAAAAACGACGAATCTGTTTTGAATGCTGACGCGATTGATTCAACAGTAACGCCAGAACCTAGCCTTTTCACACTTTGGAAACCAAGATAATGACTAAGCAAGAATTCACAGTATTTGCAAAAATGTGGCAGGGTGTTCATAGCAACATGAACTTCGGCAAAGTGTACGACCAAGACGGATTGATGTTTGTCTTTGAGATTCTCGAAGAATACCAGCTACAAGCGATTCAACAGGCAGTGAAAGTTTATGCACGCCAAAACAGTAACGCCCCTCAGCCTAGCGACATTATCAAACTGCTAAACACTGGCAATACTCGGTTATCTGCGTATGAAGTGTTACCTGAAATGCCGCAGTCCGAAGATGATACCGTCGTGTGGACACCAGAAGCGCAACAGGCATGGGGAGAAGCAAGCAAGCTAAAATCACATTACAGCCGCGACAAGTCTTTTGTTGAAGCCTACGAGCGGCTTTGCAAGGAATCCGAATTACTGAATCGCCCTATCACTTGGTCTGTATCGCTTGGCGAAAATGTATCTGGCAGGCAGTCAGTTTTAGAGGCTGCTTATGCCAAAGGGCGCATTACCCTAGTCACGTTACAACATTATTTGCCTGCTCCGAGAAACATAACGATTGAAGGGCAAGCGTTAATAACGGGTAACGTTGAAAATAAAAAATTGCGGTCTGAGTTTAAAAGCAAGGTATTAGAACTTGTGGCAATGCTCGATAACGCAGACAAAGATGATAAAGCACGTTTGAACGCTGAAAAACTAGCCAAAGAACAAGCCAAAATCGCGCTAGAGAAAAAAGCGATGGCTTTACTTTCCCCTGACGAACAAAACGCCTTAGAGAGCAACTTTAAGCGTTATGAAAATTTACCCGCTGACATGATGGTGCATTGATGAGTGAGTACACCGAACTCGAATTGCTGCTTCACGCCAATGGCATTTTAGATGCCGCGCTTGAGCAAGCAGACGCGGTAACAATGAAGATGTTTATTCTTGCCGCGCAACACAAACTTGATTTATTGAAAGAGAGCCTAGAGGTATTGGAATGAGTGTATTTGCAATGATAGGTGTAGGAATGTACAGCATGATTGTCTTGTCATTCGGCTTTTGGGTTGGATATGAAATAGGAAAAGGAAAATGACAACTAAACACACGCCTGCGCCTTGGTCTTTAGACTTGGGTATAAGAAACGCGGCAATCCTCGATACAAAAGGAAATGAAATTGCATTGGTTGAAGTTGGAATTCATGACGAAGAAACCGAGCTTGAATTACAAGCAAACGCAAAACTAATCGCCGCTGCGCCTGATATGTACATCGAACTCGAAAAATGCGCGAAGTTATTACGCAGTTATCAAATCCATCATTTGCAAAAAGGCGACCGTGAAAAAGCCGACAGAAATCGTCGTCGTGCTGAAAATTGCGAAAAGGTTTTAGCTAAGGCGAGGGGCGAATAATGCAGCAACAAGAACACTACGCGCCGATTCCCGAAGAAAGTGACGACGATTACGAGTTTTTGGAACGTGTCGCAATCATGCAATATGACGGCGGATTAACCGAGCAACAGGCTTGGGACGAAGCGGTTGCAATCTATTCAAGCAAAAAGCTGTGAACAAATACAAAAACAAAAAAACAATCGTTGACGGTATTACATTTCATTCAAAACTTGAAAGCGACCGTTACGTTTTTTTAAAGCACCTGCAACTAGCGGGTGTGATTGGTGGTCTACAAATGCAGGTGCGATTTTCGATATGCGATAAGTTTAAGCGCAATAACAAATCCTACCTGCAATCAAGCTACATTGCTGATTTTACTTATGGTGAGGACGGCAAACAGGTCGTAGAAGATGTAAAGGGTTTTTCAACAGATATTTACGAGCTTAAAAAAAAATTAGTGTTAAAAAAATACCCTGACATCGTTTTTCGAGAAGTTAGGCGTACTGGTAGGAATTGGCAGGTTACTGAATTATGAGCGAACTTACATCACTAGAAATTATTAGATTCCAAAAACTATGGGATGCTTGTCTTTTGACAAATTTCTTTCTTCATCCCAATTTCAAAATACTTGGAATCGCAAAATCATTTATTGAAAGGCACGGGATTGAAATTAGCCAATTTTTAATACTAAAGAGAACGCCATTTATTTTGGGAGATTTTAAAAATAGGGCTTCACCAGAAGTATATTGCTTCGTTGCTCGAAATATAAAGCCCCTGTACGACTTAATTGATAAGCGCAATCTTGAAATAGAACACACATTTGAAATCATGGAATATCTGAAAGTGTATGAAATTGACACGATTAGCAAAGTTAAAACCGATTTGGATATAAAAAAAATGAAAGCAGAATCAAAGAAATTACATCGCGCATTAAATGATGTGAGGAACGAATACAGGGAAAAATTCGGGCGAGGCAGTCTTTCAAATATGAGTTTTTTTAAGGCGAAGCGATAAAGTTATGAAATTTGTCCTGAACGATTCCAAAGTCCGCGCCGCTTGTGTTGAGCATATTTTGAATGTCGATATTTCAAAAAAGCCAATTATGATGGTAATTATTGATAAGTTTTCAAAACTAAGAACGATTCCGCAAAACAACTATTATTGGGGTGTTGTTCTAAAAACGATTGTAGACGAAAGGGGGCTTGACCAAGATGGCGATGAACAATTGCATAACGCTTTTGGCGACGCTTTTTTGGTTATTGAAACAACCGACTTGCACGGATTGTCACTAAAGAAAAAACTTAGCACAACTAAATTACCATCTTATCACCGCGACCCATTAAGACCAGAAGTACCTAGCTTTTTTGAATACTGCGAATGGATTTGCCAATATGCAGCAGAAAATATGGCTATCGCAATCCCATTTCCAAACCAAAAGGATTTTGATGTTTGAAATTAAAAAGCCTAAATCCTTCCGCAGTGAAAAATACTTAAATTTTGTACGTTCAAAACCGTGTTGCGTTTGCATGATGCCTGCACCAAATCACGCGCATCATTTGATTGGTATTGGCAACGGCGTTATGGGTTCAAAAGAATGCGACGGATTAACAATTCCACTTTGTCATACACACCACAGCGAGGTTCACCATGACATAAACAAGCACGACCAATTGCAGTTATTTGTAAATTTCATCCGTAACGCATTCAACAATAACGAAATCTTATTAAGTAAATAAAAAATGTCGAAATCAGAATATATCATTGAGCTTGAACAAGAAGCCGAGCGCACGTTAAAAACGTTGGATTTGGGCGAAGAAAAAACAAGTCGGCTGGTTCAATCATTCACAAAAAACATACTGACACGCTGGCGCGGGTTAAACATTTATTTCAAATTGTCCGAATTCAATGACAGAACAACCCGCGACAAAGCTATCTTGGAAGAACATAAAAGCGGCAAAGGTGCTAGGTTTTTGGCGCAAAAATACGGCGTTTCGCAACAGTTTGTTTATAGACTTATCAGTAAGGGTTCACCCGATGACGAAGCCTGCACTCCCGAAGCTGCCAGAAAAAAAGCCGACAACTACGATTGGGTTGACCACTTAAATGTTGAATGAGGCGTTATAAGCCTCGCCCAAATCATCTGTAGCAATTGTTAAGAATTGACTGCCTTCAACGTCCATTGTTGATGTATTACAACCAAAACCTGCTGGGATTGAAAAGATACCCTCTGTGACATTTTGAAAGTCGGGGTATTTACACACACCGCGATTCGTCCAAATTAACGCCGAATTGTCGGGCAATAAACAAATTGGTCGCCCAACAGGCGTGCCGTAGTTCGCTAAACGTTGTAAAGATTCGCCGTCAAAAACAAAAATGGAACGCATACAGGTAATTAACAAATGTCCCTTTACTGACATGATTGATGTAATCAAATCAGGAATTTCAATTGCATTTGCTGTTTCAAACAAGTGATAAATGTTTGGCAGGCTAAACGTTATCAATGATGTTTTGTTATCTGTGATTGTTGCGACGGCGATTTTGCCAGCATGAAATGTCATTGCGGTAATATCTGTAGGAATGCCCGTCACATCGAAATAAATGTCGTCAGCGGGTTCGTTTGTGGTCGGGTAGTCAGGAATGATGATAACGTTTTCAAACTCACCGATTAGCACCCACGCGCCTGTCCCTTCAAAAAATCCATACAAATTGACGTAATAATCTGCCAGTGGTGGGACTGTTATTAGCAGGCTTGAATTTTCGTCAACGTCAACGATTTGCGGTGTTGATAACGCGCCGCGCAATCCTGTGGATTTATTGACGTATTGCGCCGACAACCCGATTTTCATTTTGGGTAATTTGCCGACTTTTAATTCAACCGTTGAATCGCTTACAACAGGAATATCAAGTTCAATAACATCAATGCCGTTTGCAATACCAATAAAGCGTTGCTCCGATTTCAGGAAAACTAAACTCGATGATTCTTCGCACCAGCGAGCTGTTTCTGTACCAATGCCATCGCAAATAAGTGTGAATGTCACACCGTCGAATAAGTACACACTGCCATCGTCAACAATGTAAATCGCGCTATTATCGCGTGTGCCATAGCTGCTACTGATTTCACCGCTCGCAATTTTCACATTGCCCTTGCGTCGAATAATTGTGCCGCTGTTATCAATTAGAATGTTGTCTGCGTGTGTCAATGCGCCTAGCGGCTGACGTTCTTCGCTTACTGTATTTCGCAAGCCTAAAAATTTCTGAATCTCTATCGGTTGCATTTAGCCGCCCATGTCTATGTAGTAAAAAGCGATTTGATTTGATATTTCAGGAAAAAAGCTAACTAAGCTGTCCCCGTTGTACGTCCCCGCATATCCACCCTTGATGTAATAAACCATTTTGCTTGACGCGGCATCATAAGCGCAGCTTGATTGGCGATGGTTGAATATAGGGCTAGGTTCTAATGACGGTGTGATAAAAATATCCTGCACGATACCAACTATGTAACCCTCGAATCTAAAGCTGACCGACCCTGCTGGCGGCTTGGTGAACTTTGCAATCGAGTTGTCGGTTTCGTAACTGTCTGTGAGCATACTAAAAAACGGTAGGTATCTCTCGGATTTTTGCATCCCTAAATAAAACACCTGTCTTTGCACCTTCTTTTCTTCCCTTCTCAAAAAGTGGTGGTAATCAAACTCAAATACGCTAATAGCCGAAAAATTGCATCGCAAATCAACGTAGTCAATGTGGATTGATAGCTGGGATAACACACCCTCGCCTTTGTTAATCAATCCTGCGGAGGGCTTTATGGCGACTTTAAAATTAGAGAGCTTTGATTCGTGATGAACTTTTTGGCTAATCTCCATTTCGCCATCTTCACTGCAAAGCATTAGTGTAATATCTGATTTTGACCACCCAAACAAGATGGTCTTGTCCGACATATCGCTTTTTATTGATAGCATTAAACCACCTCCTTCCAATTTATTTGCGTTCTGTAGTCGAATGCTTCTCTAAACGTAAATCCGTACACGGTTTCGCTGTCAATCTTTGCTGATAACCACATTGGCTTGTCGCCGACCAATTCCGCAAACAAAAAGGCGTTGTCTGTTTTTAGTCTGCCTCTATTTACATAGATTTCCGTGCGGATACCGTGCAAAGACCCAAACCATGTAACATCCTCGAATAATCGCAAGTCGCCATATCTGCCCCCCTCATCACCCGAACCGTCGTCATCAGCTCCGCGCCACAAAATCATTTCGCACGCTGGAAAATACTTTGATGTTTCGTGTGAAAGCGAATAAGAAAAATTTTCTACGCCAGTAAGGCTAAATGTCGCAAATCCAAAGCAAGACGGCAATAATGTTTTGACATTAAAATACAATTGGTTTTTATATTGAATTGTTCGCGCCTCAAAGCCTATGTGTAGTAACACTTTTGTTAAGTCAAATGAAAAACTAGCCCTGTAGTTTGGCATGAAATACCCTGATTTAATCCCCTCTATCTTGGAGTTTAAATAGCGTCTAAATCCATTTTTTTTATAAGAGTGTTGCCAGCTAGTGCAGCCGTTCTTTGCGATAATAGCCAAATCATGCTCCCGTAGAGCGTCATCAGACATTCCCCTAATGGCATTATCTTGAACAGTCCTGTCTAGGCTTTTAATGATGTTGCCAATTGCAAGCGGTTCGTCTGCTGGCGCATTGGCATACCAGTTGAAAACCTTGTCAATGTTTTCCAATCCGCCGCCACCTGATTTTATTTTTGCAATAACTGAATCGACCTCTGCATCTGCCTCCTCAAGCGTCATTGATATACCTAGTTCAAAAAAATGTACCTTGCCGTTGACAATGGAATACTGCCCCTCTGCCCTAAACGCTTGGAAAATACTTGATTCTGCCATCGCTTTTTCATAATTATCTGTTGCCGCCTTGTTTTGAGCGTAAATGGCATCGAATGCCGTACCCTCTGTTGTCGCGGTTTCATTTTCTATGGCTTGTCTTTGCGCTTCTAATTCGCTTATCTGTTCGCTGTCCACAGGCAAAGTTATTGGAATTTCTTTGCGTTTCGTAACGCTGTCATCGTTGTTGATTTGGTACTCACAAAAAACCGCAACGCCATCGGTACAATGAATTGCTAGTATGACACCCTTGTTTAACGCAGCTCCTAATATCGGTCTGCCTAAGTCGTAAAAGCCACCGCTGACCATTACAAGCGTAGAGCTTGAAATACCTGTGTTATTTTCGTTTGAAATCCAACTTATCATGCTGCCATCAACGCCTTGCCAATTTGCGTTAAATTGCACGGGGTCTGGCAGGTCTGGTTCTGGTGGTGTAAGTTCGCTGGGTGCTTCTGCTGTTCCGAATGTAACGCCAAAGTAATCACATTCGCCAACAGCGTAATTTTTATAAGCAAATTTAGGGGTTGGCGATTGAATACCTAAAAACAAATTGCCGCTTACGATAACGGTTTCGTTAGTCCAATCGTAAATGAAGTCGCCGATAGTGCAGGAAAAGTTTTGTCCGTCAAAAGTTCGCCAGACATAATCATTCTCAAGAATATAATTGTAAGCGTATGACGGAATGCCCGTTCTTGAAACGATGTGATACATAGATACCCTATAAAAAAAGCCGCCTCGCCATTCAATGACAAGGCGGCTAGTTCCTTACAACAAAACCGTTACAGCGTGATTAGCCACCGAGCGCAGTGCGAATATCGCTGCCGCTTTCAAAATAAGTATATTGCACATAAAGACGAACACCATCGAGCGTATTCCCCAAGTCATTCCATTGTGCTGCATCAAGGTCTAACCCGTGAGTGCTAATTTCAACTTCAACCGTTAAACCAGCAGGAGTAGTTAAACGCGCTCTGCCGTAATTCAAAATCATACCAACTTCATATCCCCCAAATACCCAGTCATGGAATGAGATTGTACCGTTACCCGCAGCCTCAAATAGACCTTCGTCGTAATTATCGACGTGAGCGTCCCAATCCGAACCAATAATTCTATTGCAAGTGCCAAATTTTTCGGTTTGACCAACGATTGCATCCAAATACGTTTTTTCAGCAGTAACTACCGCTGTCAAATCAGTAACAGCTTGTTGAGCCGCTGCAATTGCCGCGTTAATTGCATCAGCAACGTTGGCTTCTGGGTTGACCGAAATGTAATCAGCAATTTCTTTTAATGTGTTTAACGCTTCTGGTGCAGAACCAATTACGTCAGCAATCGCTTTGCGGAATGAACCATTAACAGTTGAATCGCCATTAACTGTGTCTAACAAGTTGCTGATTGTGGTATCAGCCGCTTGACGCGCTGCAATTTCAGCGTTGATTGCTGTAGTTAATGCAGTTGAACCAGCAGAACCTTGTGCGTTTAATTGCGCTAATAACGCAGCTAATGCTTCTGGCAAACCTTGAATACTTTTTTGACTAAATTTAATTTGTGACATGAGGAGAACTCCAAAAATATAATAAAATGACGGTGTTACTTAGTCCGACAACTGAGAGTAGCATTCGCTGAATCAGCGACTAGGCGGTTTAATTTTTTTACACGATTTGCCACTGTGGCAAACGTTGTTTTTCTATATTCTTTCAATAATTTATCTAATGTTTGCGTATCAACATCTAAGTGAAGAATTCCATTTGATATTGAAAAAGGTGTTTTTTCTTCAATAGCCCATGCAGCAAAAGCAAAATTTCTAACTATCATTCTGTTACCTGCGATAAGTAAGAAACAACACCATGACAGCCATTAACTTCTTCGCATTCACCAAAATAAGCGTAAAATTTTCCATCTTCTTCAATCGCATTTGCATCATAAATTTCAGCAACATTATCAGCGTCATAAACCATAGCGATATTTAAAACTAACGCGCCATCTGGTTTATTCGGCAATAACATTTTGCAGCTTTCAATTAAAATTTTTTCAGTTGTAAAAAGTTCGGCTTGACGTAAAAAATCTATTTCTTTTTCTACTTTTGTTACATCTTGCTGTAACGCAGGTGTTGCAAATAAATTACGTTTCATTTTTTAGGTGTTCCCGCAGGGCGATTAACTTGTCCAAATTCATACTTTTGCATCGCGCCTTTTTGCATTGCTGCTTCATTCTCAAGGTCTGCGCGTGTGCCAAAGCTACCGATAAATGAAGCTAAGAAATTTTCCGCTTTAACAGAATCATAAATAATCGAATCCTTTTTACTGTAAAGACGATACAAAGCCCAATCACATAATGCCAAGTGATAACGCCCGTTAATTTCCAAAAGCATTGCAGGTGTTCTCGACGCTGTAATTTGAAGTTTGTCGTCGTGGCTAAATTTTGGATAAACCGACAAGTGCGCCGTCTTTTGGTCAACGAAATAATACGTTGGCTCTGTCGGCAATTGGTTTTCCCAACCTGCGTTGTAGATGTCGAGTTCACGAATCGTTGTTTGATAAAGCGAGTTGTTTTGAGAATGTACTTTTACTCGCGTAATCGCAACGATATTTTTCGGTAATTCGATTTTGCAATCTTCATTTTTAACATCTAATTCAAGTACGTCAACAAGTAACGCCTGACGACGACACGCTTCGTTTTCGGCTTCCTTTATGTAAAAGGTGATGAATCCATCAGAAAACAAAAACGGTTCGATTATATCGTCAGTTTGAAATCGGATGTGTTCAATTAACGTTTCGATACTCATTAGAAGTACGCCGACCGTGTTTCAAATATCGCACTCGAAAAGCCGTGTGCCGCTTCTGACCTAGCGCAGTCTTGTGCGTGTCTAAAATCTTCTCGGTACTGCTTTGCCATTCCGAAGTCACTAAACGGTCTGCCTACCATTGCACACAGATTGCCTAACGCACCGTAACTGATTGCTTCTGCGTAGTGCGTGAATAAAATATCTGGTACTTCCATTGCTGTATAGCTTGGCATCAACGCAACGCGAATTTTTAATCCTGCTGGTACGTTTGCCATTGGTGTTTTTACAAGGTCAATTTCTTTGCTCGCAACGTGAGAAACATAATAAGGCGCGTAACCAAATGACATCCCTACTGTATCGTTAATTGCGGTGTACTCGTCATCAATAACAACAACGCGCATAACACGCACTAATTCAGCGTTTTCGGGAATCGCTAACGCATAAGTGTTTTGCTTATCGTGTAAATCCATAGGCTCTAAATCGACCTGCCAAACAAATGTGTTACGGCAGAAATCGACACAAGCGCGGCGCGTATGCGATACAAACTCCATGTCCGATACTTCGGGCAAGGCAGGATATATGAACGGCGAGAATTTAACTAAGTCAATCATGCAACAACTGTCCAATCTTCGCCAAGCATATCTGTTTGTGAAGCAAGCCACGGCACTCTTGCATCTTTGTGATTTGCGGGGGCTGTTTCGCTTGCTGGTGTGCTTGGGTACGCCATAAAGATGTACGGCAATGTCATCTTGCTATGTTCGTCTGGCACTTGAAGCTCAAGCCACAAACCTTTTCCATTCCAACCCGCACGCGCAACTTTTTTACCTTGCTTTAACGCTTCAATCGCTTGACCAAAATTTAACCCACTCATTTTATGCACCTTCGTGTAATTTTTGTTTCAACAAGTACCCTTCCAACGCCCAGATTTTTTGCACTGCATTACCGCGAGCAATCTTACGACCCAATTCAGCATCAAAGTTTTCTGGACTTGCACAGGCAGATTCACCAGTAATAACAAATCCATTTTTAAGCACAAGAACGCAAAACGTGAGCAAGTTAAGTGGTTTTAAATCTGCATCATCTTCTTCTGGCTTATGCCGACCTACATACGTTTCTTTTACTATTGCTCCATCAATGCCGTCGCGTGCAGTAAAGAAACTTTCCGAAACAATTACGCTTTCGATTGCGTCTGGCGTAATGCGTGGTGCAGTCAAACCTTTTTCAACAATTTCTTTTTCGATTTCTTTGTCAAAGCTCATCTTAGTTTTCCTGTTTATTTAATTCTTGATAGATTTCGTCTTGATAAGAAAGTGTTTTTTGTAATTCAAATTGAAAGACCAATTCGTCAATCATTTGTTGCAAGGATAAGTCTAGTGCTGGCTTGCCCATAACGCGGACATATTCGTCATACAAACCTTGCTGGGTTAGGTGCGAATAAGGTGTGCCGCTTGGCATAACTTTTTCGACTTCGATTTCTTTTTTGATGGTTTTGGCTGCCACGTTTTAATCGCTCCGTAAATTTTTGCAAATTGTAATCAATGACGTGATTCAATTGCTTTAAACTAAATTAGTAATTTAGTTGAAAAATTCCCGCGCCAAATTTTCAGCGCGGGATAATTCATTAGGGTGTTAAGCCCCGTCTGATTTTCCAAGCAACCGAAGATAGAATTCACCGACAGTTTTCTTTACTTGTTCGCCAGAAGCACCGCTGAATCGCAATTGCACTACGGCATTAAGCGAGAAGTGCATTGGTGATACAAGTTTCAATCCACTACCCGCAACGCTTACATCTTGCGCCGTAATGAATGCTGTTGTTGAAGGCATTTCACTTCCTTCGGGGATTGTTTGTTTAGTGTCCTCGTAGCGAAAACCTACATCGACCTTGCAACCCGCCGAATAAGGCTTGTTCACAAATCCAATTTCACTAACTGTCGTTCCCGCAGGTAAGCGAATGAAGTCAATAATGACGACATCACCTGTTTTTGAAGTTAATCCGACGCAGCCACCAACAGGGAGTTCTGAATCCCAAATTGCTGTATTGCCATACTGACCACCGTGTTGCATATCTTTTAACGATGGTGCGCGATAAGTTAAATTAGCCATTTCATTTGCTCCATCTTACGGTAATTTTTTAGCAGCATTCCACTCTGCCGAGTTCATCGGCGGAGCATAGCTATCAATAACGGCAACACCAAAGTCGGTGTCTGCCCCTTTCATTCTAAAACGAATTTTTGATGCACCTTCAACGACGGACATTGATTGTTCAAGTCTGTTGTCGTGGTCGCCCAAAGTTTCAAAATACTTCCACGATTGCGCCGCGCCACTACCACCAGAACCGTAGGCTTTCATCAACGCGGATGCGCCGACTAAAATCGCACGGTCAATATGGAAGTTATTGCTGATAGCTGGAATCGTATCAAATACTTCATTGTAGGTTTTTCCGTCAACGCCGCCGTCATCAACGATAACGTTGTCGTTTGGTAAAAAGCGGATGGCGTATCTGTCCATTGGTTTGACTAAAATACCATTCCAAACAATACCTTCGCCTGTAAATAATGGATGTGCTTTTGCACCTTCGTAACGCTTCATCGCATTAGTGACAGCAGTATTCCAATCAATAGCCGCAGTAGGACGTTTGATAAGCTCCCATTGACGACGCGATACCCACAAAATATAAAGCGGTTTATTAGCCGCCCACATATCCGCTTCAAACGTTGCGGAGCGCATAGGAATTTCTGATTCCATAAGCATCGCACCAAGCGTACCAATGTCATCTAAGCCCAAAACGTCAGTGATTGTTAAATCGGATAATTTTGTTTTGCCACCTGCAAAGAAATGGCGGTTTTTTGTCGGGGCTAAAACTGGGTTCACCATGATTTGCTTGAACTTAGGCGACGTATGAAACGGTACTGCCCAATCCGCTAAATCTTGCGAACCTCTAGCTCCTGCCATGTGAACTAAACAACGTTGGTTTTCAAGACGCGCCGAAATCGCCGACAATCCATCTAAACCAATTTTGCGTAAATCGTGTGGTGTTCTAAAGCCCGTCATCTTTGTTGATTCAATCGCAAAACGCGATTGGTCAATTCTGACTTCTTGATGGCTTTGTGTTGTTGACATGAACTTACCCTGTAAGTTTTCGTCGCCCATAATCGGGTTGCCTTCAAAAATATCGACAAGTGAGAAACGAATGGTATCGGCAATGCCTTTGCCTAAGTCGGTACTGACTACAATCGGCGCACCTGAATTGGATTGCGCTGTTTGATTTTGGTCAGAAATTTTCGGTGGCGTTCCAGTGTTCATTTTCATAAACCCTAAATCGGATTGCACACCTTTAAACAAATAAGGCGAATAGACTTTTGTTGCAGCCTTATCGCCTGCTGGGATAATTACAGCCATAAATAAAATTCCTTCTACGCACGTCATCACGACGTTCTGGTGGGATTAGGCACTATCATCACGACAGTGCAATTCTTGTTACTTCTTAGCCAAAAGCACTGGGTAAATCATCGTAATCATGTGTTTCAAACCACTTTTGCAATTCAAACGATGACATTTCCTCAATGGATTTCGAGCCTGTTTTTTCAGACGGTATAACGCCGCTGCCTAAATCGCTCAAACTAAACGGCATCTGAGCTTGGGGAGCTACGGCTGGCGGTGTTGCTTTCGTCTGCGGTTGTGCTGGTACACCTAACATCGCTGTCATAACTTGGTTTAACTTCGCAATTTTCTCGGATTCGGGTAGTTGCGCTGTTACAGGGTTTTCGTAAAAGGAATCGTAAATCTTTCCAGCTTGCGCCCATGTTTCAGGGTCTTGTTGCATTGCCTTCAAGTTCGGATAACTTTCAATGATTGCCTGTTGTTGTGCCTCAGCTTGTGCAGCCGTTTGTTGCTGTTTAGCAAGTTCAGCCTGTTCAAACTGTGCTGCTCGCGCTGCGGCGGTGGCTAATTCGTTCAAGGTTTTCTCGAAAACGATTGCAGCCTCCTCGTCGTACTCTTTCAACTCAGCTAATTTGTCGAGAGCCTCTTGCGAAATAACGGGGGTAGCTACGCCCTGTCCGTTCTTAAAGGCTTCGATTTGACTAACTAAATTTTGATACTTTTGCTCAATTTCGATTTTGTCGTTTAGAGCATCTTTAAGTACCTTGAAGGGAATTTTGCGCTGGTCATCAGGTGTTGCGATATATTTTTCAGAATCATCAATTTCACCTTTAGGCACACTTCCTTTTTCTCCCGCTGGTGATTCGACGGCTGCCGATTGCTCGTCGGTGGTAACGGCTGATTGTTCTTCTGGGTCTAAGATTAGTTTGTCGTAATCACTGATTTCTTCGCTCATAATTTCCTTTTCTATTTGACGCATAGGTGCGAAAGTTAAAGTAGGTTTTGCCATTTAACGCATGACTGCGAAATCTTTAATCAACTGGAACTGGCATACCGCGAACTATCTTTACTTTTTTTCCAGTTGTTTTATCTATTCCAATTGAGCCTTCTGGTGCAGGCGCATCGCCAGTAGTTCTTTGTTCGCCTCTGTTGTAAATTTGCCCCGTAATCGGATTGCCAAAGACTTCTTGCTCTGCAAGTGGCAAGCTGGTTGTAGGGTCAAATGTTTTTGTTTTTAATTTCTCAAGAGGTGTTGGAGCAAGTGCAGCTAATTGCGCTAAACCTTGCCTACCCTGTTCCGATTCAGTGGGGTCTTTGCTTGCTGCCATCATTTCAAGTTTTGCTTTATGTTCGGCAAGTAACTGAATTGGATTGTTTCTCGCGTATTGTGTCTGCTCATTTTGTATGTCTTGTTGTGTTTTTTGCTGTGCAAGTAAATCTTGTCGGCGTTGCTCTGTTTGAGCCGCTGAAATATCTCCTTTTCCTGCTGCCAATTGCACTACTGCTTGTGCGCGTTGTTCGGGTGGTAACTTTTGAATTGCATCAAATTGAGCTTGCTCTTGATGTTGCGCGTAGATTTGACCTGCTTGTGCGGCGGTAATTGCACCAGAAGCACGTTGCGCCTCTAATCTATCAAGTACATTAACGTCCATGCGATTGTCAGAAATAGTAGGCATCGACAATCCGCGTTGTGGTGTTCGTTGCTTCCCATCGCTACCCATCATGCCGTTTTCATTTTGAACAAATCCCATACCTTTATCGAATAAAGGATTGTGATTTGCGGCAATGCTACCGTCAGTATTTTTGCTGGCTTTAATAAATCCCGTGCCACTTGTCACATCATTCATTGATGTTGGCATCTTGGATTGTGTGGGCGATTGACCGTTTAGCAAGATTTCTGCATGGGTTGTTTGTGGCTTTCTTGGGTCAGCCAAGCTGTAATTTGGAGGCGTGCGATTAGTATTTATTTGTTCGTTATTTACAACAGCCTGTGGTGTCGCTTGATTTACAGGTGCGACGACGGGCTTTTGTGGGTGGCTTGCCATATATTGCGTGTAAGCAGGATTCGTAATCTTGCCAGCGCGACTGTTTATAAATTGCTCTGGTGGCTCAGTAACGGCGAATCCACGACCGCCTTGTATTGGTGCATTTGATGTTGGTTTTGCTAATGGCGTTTGTGTTCGTGAAAAACTTTTTTGTGGTGCATCGCCCATCAATTCATTACCAAAATTCGGGTCGGCAATTGAACCTGCATGAATGTTTTTAGCAAAATTAGCCTCTTGATTCATTATGTTGCTGGCGTTCATGCCTGCTTGAATGGCTGGCATTGATGACGCTAATTTACTCGCCCCACTAGCAAGTCTTGATGTAATGCTTTGCGCTGGCGGTGCTGCTCCAACTCCGCCACCTGCATTACCCGTAGGCGGTTGTGCCATTTGCGTAAGCGATTGGGTTGTACCTGAACTTACTGCATTCATTGTTTGTTGCGCCCCCATCATTGGGCGTGAAACCTGTCCCTCAATAATCGAGCCTTGAGCGGTTGCAGCAGGTTTAAATGTTGCAGGATTTTGTGCAAGCAAATCGCCGCTTAGTGCCGAACTTGATGTTGAGCCTAGGGGTGCTGGCTTTATCGGGTTATTTACTGTTGCAACAGGACGCGAAACTTGACCGTCAATAATTGGATTCTGAACGGCTGGTGTTGGCTTAAAGTTAGCTGGTGATTGAGTGAATAATTCACCATTCAGGGTATTAGGTTTAGGTAGTGCTTGCTGTGTCTGCGCTATTTGTGGGTTCGGTCTGCCAACGGATGTACTTGCTTTTTGTCCATCAATAAACGTTTCATTCGGCAATGCTTTAGGCTTGGTGTATTTGTCAGGCGTAGGCGTAACTAATTCGCCTTGCACGGCATTACTGCCTGCCAAACGTTTTCTTTTGGAATTAAAGTTGTCGTCTAAATAATCCACACCAAGCTCCTCCTACGCTAAAAATATGGAACAATCTTATTTCGTTTAGTCGAGCTGTTTTTTTAAACTGTTTTACTAATTTAGTTTAAAAAAACATATCGCCAACCTTATGTAACTTATAGCCTCCGAAAATCAGAACGTCGTGATGACGTACAGAAGGTTAAAAATGGCTTACAACTACTCAACAGGGTTTATCAATAAAACCCTTGAATCAATCGCGGCTGACCTAGATGGTGGCTGTATTGAAATCTATACGGGGTCGCGTCCGACAAACGCCGATGCGCCAATTAAAGGCACATTGCTAGGTATCGTTACCGCTGGCGGCTTGCCGTTCACAGCAGGTAATCCAGCAAACGGTTTGAAGTTCGCAACCGTTGCCGCCGACAAAACAATCGACAAAGACAGTACGCAAGTTTGGCAATTCAAGGCACTTGAAACAGGTGTTGCAGGTTGGTTGCGTCTTAAAGCAAATGCTGTTGATGCGGGTGGAAATTCAACGGACGCACTAAGAATTGACGGCTCGATTGCCGCATTCGGTGGCGATGCGACGATTGAAGGCAGCGCAAACATCGAAAAGGACAAGATTTACACCCTCAACAAATGCACGATAAATTGGGCGGTGTAACATGGCTGTCCAACAAGCGTTTTTCACTAACGAAGGTGAGGCTTTGTTTGCCTCGATGCTGTTCAAAAATGACAGTTCTGTTCGTCCTGCAAATTTAGAATTGCTTTTATTTACAAATTTAACTGTAAGCGAAGCAACAAAATATACAGATTTGACCGAACCAACAGGCGGTAGTTACGCTCGCAAAACATTAGTTGATGCGAACTGGACAATTGCAAACGGTGTCTTTTCTTACCCTCAACAAACCTTTACGCCAATCGGCGCGAGCTACACGGGTGCAATTCAAGGTGCGGCAATCGTAACGAAAGGTTCAAGTCCAAAAGTATTGTTTATCGTAACCGACCCTGTAGCACCCATTACCTTAACCGCTGGCACACCTTACATTGTGGCGGCAAATGTTGCGTGTAATCCCGTAACAAAAGGCAACACTGAGTTTTTCTTGAGCTTACTTTTGAAGAATGAAATGTCATCGCGTGGAACAGGATTGCAAGCAGTCTTATTCACGAACCCTACCAACATAACAGCCAAACTTTTAGCGGACATATCGCAACCAACAAGTGTGGGCGGCTATTTGGCAGAAGATATTTTGGATAGTGCTTGGTCAATTGTTACAACAACAGGCGATGCTGTTGCAAATTGCCCTGCCATTTCATTTACGCCAACAGGCGAGTTGTTTTCTAGTGATGTAGTGGGCTATGCAATTACGACAAAGACAGCACCTAATTATGTTGTAAGTATTGAAGCTGACCCAGCATCGCCCGTATCACTACCACTAAACACGCCGTATATCATTACGCCGTCAATCAAAATCATGTAATTGGAGTTTTTCAAAATGGCTAACAAAGTTCAACTTTTTCGTTCTGACGATACAGGCGCACCACAATTAACTAATGCAATCGGTAGCTTAATTGGTGTTTTCGATGCTTGCTTAATCAACGGTTATGGCACACGGGACAGTACAAAAATCTCGTCAGTAACATCTGTAAGTGACGTTGCAACAATCACATTTAATATGGCTCACGGTTTTCGTGAATTGCAGCGTTTGGAAGTTGTATTGCCTGACGAACAATACACAGGCGTGTTTGATGTTACCAGTGTTACCGCAAACAGCTTAACGATAAAACTTAATGGCATTCCCACGTCAGCAACTTGTACGCCTGACGCGAGTTCGCTTGTTAAGGTTGCAGGCGCAAAGTGGGTAAAGGAATTTACCGAAGCCAATAAAGCGGCTTATCGCCCAGCGTTAAATACTGCAAACCGCTGTTATTTGTCTGTCGATGATTCATTGACAACAATTACCAATGGCATTGCAAACGTGCGTGGATTTGAAGCCATGACAGGCGCGACAACAGGGGAGCGAGCGTTTCCAACAACTGTTCAGCAGGCTGCCTGCAACATTCCAAAATCGTCCGACGCAAATCCCAAAAATTGGATTTTGGTTGCTGACGGCGATATGTTTTATTTCTTCGTCAATCCATCAGTAACGTCAACGTACAGCTATTTTGGTTTTGCATTCGGTTATCCAAAATCAAAAATGACACTTGAAGATACATTTGGCTGCATTTTGATTGCGTCAAGCGGTACAAATAGCACAACAGCGGTGGGCTTTAAAACCAATATGGGTAGTGCTTTAGGCTGGTTTGCTCGCTCGTTCACTCAAATTGGTGGGGCTGTTACATTTAGCTTGTTTGGTTCTGGGATTTCAACAGGGTTTGGCAATGGCGGTGATAGCTTTCCATCGCCGATTGATAATTCACTTAACGTATCGCCTGTTTATATTTATCAAAACGGTACGCGCGGAATTTTGCAGGGCATTTTACAGCCGCTACATAACAGACCGATAGGACATGGTTCATATTACAAAGGCTTGGCGGAATTTCCTAACCAAACAGTCTTATCAATTGGGTTAGCTGATTCTGGTAATGCGGCAATCAATGGTGAGTTACATATTATCGTCGAGGGGCTTTGGTAATGCCTGCCGAGATTGTTGTTGCTAATTATTCAGCACGCATTCTTAACACGCGCTATCGAAAATCAGGTAGCGCATTGAATTCGATTGTCGGCAAATCTGCCAAACGCATTATTCCCGCAAAAATAAAATGCGGTTCAACGTCAAAAACAAAGCTAATGCTTTCAAAAAATTTGCTGCAATTGCAGGCAAATCATGGCGTTCCTACTATGCGTTTTTTGCTGGTATCAAAATTACCAATGCGCTTATTTGGTGACAATGGTTCACTGCGTTTTACGATGACTTCGCAGCATAAATGCCTTGTTAATGGCGGTTACACTGGCGAAGTTCAAAAAAAATTGCCGCAACGTGTTGGTGCTACGCCTGTTGAATTGATTGTTCCAAACGGGAATGCAACCGTATCGGGTACAACAAAAGAAGGCAAAGTACCCGTATCGCGCAAAGTTCGCTTGTATCGCAAAGACAACGGCAAGCTGGTTGATGAAGTTAAGAGCGATGCGGTCGGTCGTTATCAGTTTGCAAATCTACCTGCTGGGTTCAATTTCTTTGTTGTTTCACATGATAGCAATGGTATCTACAACGCCGCCATTTCTGACAATATCACTGCTTAGAGTTTAAAAAAATGACTGACATTATCTTTAATACCACTTACGCACAACCCGCCTCCAATGTTGCTGATTTGAATTTTGTTGATAATGTCATCAATTTTAAAGTTGTTAGTGCAATCGGCATTGAACCCAAAACCGCATTCCAAAAATTACCAGCGCGAAACTTCAAAAGCACAATTGCAATTGACGTGCTAGGTAAATTTGAAAACCCAACACCACACTTTAAAGCCGAATCTATAGATGTTATTTCCATAGTTCCCGCGATAGGATTTCATGTTGTTCACGATAAAGGTGACGGCGACACGTTGTTTGATAAAACTCAATTCCTTTGCCATTTTATAGGTGATGAAACGGGTATCGAGATTCGCAACAAAGCGAACAATGAAAAAGGAATTTTTTATACGGGCGGCGTAACTAACGGCATACAAGATACTAGACTAAGTTCTTACAAGCCAAACGATGACGCATTTGAAGGCTTTGTTCACCAAGAAAAAGGAGGTGAATATACTGGTTTCAGATTTAAGGATTTTGGAAGGAATCTTAGTGTTCGCGGTAATGATTGGTGTTTTGAAGCAAGAGTGAAATTTCCCGAAGGATTAAATTTGGACGAAGTTGGCGGCTCGTATCAGTTATTTTCAAATTGGCAAATTAAGGTATTGGTAGGGTTGAACTCCGAGGATAAAAGGCTGTCATCAATCACGTTAGAAACAGGAAAAGGCAATAATCTTTTTCTGCTTAACAAAAATTTTTACTTTTATTGGAACTTGTACGAAAAAGAAATTGATATAGTCGATTCATTTGCAGCTATAAAACTGCTTTGCGTAGATGGGAATTTCGAGCTTTGGATAAATGGCGTAGTTATGGCAGCCCCCAAAGTCCCTGTTGCACAAATTTTTATAAGTGGCACGTTTAATCTTCCAACGTATCATTTATTAGATGTTCCTGTTGTCAATTATCCGAAAGATAACCTTTTTTCAGAAACCACAAAAGCAGTTCCCGTTACACCAGAAGTATTGGCAGGTATTGAATCCATGTCAAACCTAATGGAAATAAAAAGCAATAAAACACATAAATTTTATCGCTCAAAAACTAGGATGCTAACAATTGACAATGATAGTTTCAGGTTGAACGGTCACAATTACGCAGTTGATTTGAAGTATGTCTATGGCTTAAAGAAAATTGTTGTTGCGCCAAATTACATGGATATATTTTTTAATACCAATGTAATTGCTGAAACCAGCATTAGAGTTGATTTTCCGAAGCCTTTGTACGTTTGGTTTTATTTGGATGTCGATGTAAAAGCGGGGGAAACAAATACATTCACACCCGTTAATTATCAAGGAAATTATCTTAATAACATCAATAGTAAAATCCTTGATAAAACCAAAGTTTTTGGCTACAACAAACTTCCTGTGGAAGCGAGGGGGTCTTTTTTGCGACTTGAAATGATTGATAGTGTTTTAAATGTCACGCTTCATTTCTATGAAAACACCAACTTCGTTACAAAATCAGTGCGCTTAGAAAGTGCCACAGAATTTCCATTGGCAAACTTTTGTTTCGACGCGCCACCATTTGAAACAATTAACGACACGACATCATTTGTTATTGATGTGGATTCATTGTATTTATTCGGTACGCCATATAGCGACGCTAAATTAAGTACCATTGAGTTATCGTATTCCGTTTGGGGTTATTACGAGGGAAAGAGAGTTGACGGCACTGATAATTTCTTGGAACACACAATAATAAGCGACGTTACGGATAATTTAACTGGTACTACTGAGCGGTATGACTATTTGCGACCGCTAGGCGAATTTACAAATAGAATAACTAATCAGGCGCAGCGTGATGAATTAAAAGCGATTTTCGACAATCGTGATAACTTTGAATATATCGGCGAATCAAATCTAGTTACATACACTTCTCGCACGGACATAGGCAAAAATCCGCACTATTGCTATGGTGTTGATAGATTTATTGTGAATGAAGATTACGTTGAAATTATTTTTGACGATACATTTATCGAGGATTCGCATAAATTTTACACGCCATTTAAGTTGAAAAACTATTATAGGGATTTAGTAGGGACGCAAAATAATTACGAAGTTTATTTTGAAATCCGAAATAATAAATTTACTTGCGTGCTATATGAAGTCTTTTATGTTACCAACAGTTCTTCGGTAGCGACCTATAGCTATGACAAAGTTAAAACATTAAGACTAAATCAAGAATTTACAGCGACTTACAAGCAAAAAGATTTAACAATTTACGATGGTAGCGTTCATTTTGGCTTGTATGGCGAACTTGAATATAGAAATGAAAACGCCATTGATATTAGCGCAAAACTACTTTTAGACGAGGCGCGTTTTACGATAGGCGATGCACGCTATAGAGATAGTGAAATCGTACCCACCGAACCATTCCCTGATTACCTTCAAAATGTAATTGAAATTCAGCCAAATTTTGGGCTGTCTGCAATCTACGAGTTTGGTTCAAACAACACAATTGCTTTTGATGCAAAGGCAGCGTTCAGGGGTTACACGAAGAAATCTAAGGTAACTACGCCAACCGACCCTAACGTAATAGTTCCTGTTGAATATCGCGCCGAATCCATAATTGGATTAACGCCAGTATTTGAGATTTCAAGGGAGGTTTTCTTGAATGACATCAATGAAATTTCAATTGTTGGAAACTCCATGTTTGCCACTGCTCGTAACGTTGAATTCAATCTTGAGCTGTCTGTTGTTTCAAATTCATCATTTTTATTATCGACACCGATTCTAGCTTGCGACCCGTTATTTGAAAGTGTTGTTTTATTGATGCCGTGTGACAGCTATCCTTTGGTTGATATTATCGGACATACAGTAACCAGTGGCAGTAGCGTGACCGTAGGCGACACGAAGGCTGTATTCAATGAAAAGTCGTTGAACATTGTTAGCGACATAAACAGCTTGGTCGAAGTGTCCAGCTCCGATTTCGGGCTTACAAAAGATTCAATTTTTTGCATTGAGTTTTGGTTTTATCCTACTTCCGACACCAACTACATTTCAATAATGCAGTTCGGTTCAAAATACGTTGACAGTTATGGTGCAGCAACACAGTACAACTGGCAATTTATTACCAGTGCTGGGAATGTTGCGTTTGGAATCGGGAATACAAAAACACCTACAACCTTCGGCTCAAGGGCTACGTCAACAAACAAGTTCAACTTGAATAAATGGAATCATGTAAAAGCAACTAACGAAAAATGCTTTTTAAATGGGGTTGAGTTTGGTGTTGATTACATATCAAAAATATCAGCTACATTCTTTAATTTCTTGCCAACGGACGTTTTGACAATCGGTAACAAACGCTGGTGGAATTCGTCGTACCCAACTCTAAAGTTAAGCGATATTCGCATAACGATTGGCAGTAACCGTTCAACTGAAAAGACACCGCCAGAAACACCCTATTTTAGAGTTTCTTGTATTAAACACGAAATAACGCCTGTTAATTTCTTTAGCAATTCCGTTATTGATTTCTCAATAAGCGCAGATATGAAGTCGTACCCGCCTATTGCGTTTTCACACGAATCCGAAATAAACGTCGGGGCTGAATTGGTGTTTAGACAAATAAAGACTGAAATTGTGTACTTGCCAGTAGAAAACAAATCAAAAGTTTCGACGGGGTTTGTTGATATGTTGTTGGGCGGTTTTGGTGTGTCAGAAACGCTTAGTGGCGGCTCAATTGAGTTTTACACGGGTTCACGTCCCCATTCTGCAAACCACGCCGTAACAGGCAAATTGCTTGGTGTTATTACAGGCATTCAGTTTGGTATTCCAGCCAACAGGGTGATTAGCAAATCAACAACCGAACTTTGGAACTTCACGGGATTGGCGACAGGCAAGATAGGCTGGTTCAGGATTAAGTCGGATTCATCTTTTACCGATTACGGGCAGGATTCCGTGCGCGAAGTAAGGATTGATGGCGAGGCGGGTGTTGATGCCATATCGTCGAATTTTGACGTTGTTATAGGCAATCAGTATTTCATTGATAAGTTCTATATCGCATGGAGTAACTGACATGGATTTCTCCGCGAAGCTGCACATAAAAGGCTATTCAACCTTTACGCTTGAAAGCAATTACAACACTTACGATTCCGATTTTGACAAGGTTCAGTTGTTATTGCATTTTAACGATGCAAGCGGAACTAAGCAGGTCAATGATGTCAAAGGACATTATCCTGTTGGGTTGAAGCAAACCGCTGTCAAGCAAGGTGCTTTTGGCGAAAAAAGAGAATCCGTTATTTTTCTTGATGGTGCTAATTGGGGTGGCATCGAGATTAGCCCTAACAATAGGTTTGGCGCGTTAAGCAGCTTCAATTTGTTCCAAGACGTTGACGGAATTTCCCGCGCGGCTGACGTTGATTGGTGTTTCGAGTGTTTCATTTCTGACACGGTTCAAACGGGTAGCGCGTGGACAACAGGCGGCTACATTGCGTCAAACAGCTACTATCCAAACATTGAAAATGATTACAACACGGGCGTTGATTGGGGCGTTAGATTAGAGCTTGGAAAAATTATCGTCGTTATTGGTGACGTGGATTACGCTTTTGATATTCCTTCTGGCTATTCTTTTTCAAGCTGGGATTTCTTGCGCGTTCAACGTGAATCGAATGTACTTACTTGTTGGCTAAACACGGACTTTTTGGGATTTCACGAAAATGTTATTGTCCAAGAAAAGCGTTACCACAGCTATTTTAAGATAGGCAGGGCAAGCGAAAGGCAATCGTTACGCACTGCACTTGACGAGGTTCGATTTACAATCGGCACTGCGAGAACGGGCGATAACGGAACAATTCCAACAAAACCGTTTCCAAATATCGGGGATTTAGAAGGTCGCCCCAAGATAGTGATTGATGCGGCGGCTTCTTTTTCACAACAAAGCGATGTGCCTGTATCAACAGGGCAGAGTTTGTCAGTTAATATACCAATTGACATTGACCTTGATGTTTCGCTTGTTTTGAACAAGGACGAAATAAATTTTGTCATTCCCGCGCCAACCTTTGAAATTTCAATACAAAAATCGGTTTTTATTTCAGCGAATTTTGAAATTTACAATCCGCTGAAATTTCTAATTAACATTTCGGATAGCGGCGCATCGACCACGATAACAATTCCAAGCCCCACGTTATCAATCTCAATTTCGCGTGACACAACGCTTGGAATCGCAATCACACTGCCTTCACTTGCAATTGATACAGTCATTAAAGAGGCTGCGCTTATTGATATTGGTGTTGTGATACCCGACCCTTCAACGCCGATAGCCCCGCCGTCTTTGGTAACGTTGCAACCAATAACGCTTCCGAATCCGACAATTACCATCGAGTTAGGAATTGAGCCGATTATATCAATAAGCGCATTCTTACCCGCGCCAACCCTTGTTATATCCGCTTATACAACGTCGCTTGAATGGAATATACCGATTGTAAGCGTGCCAAAATTCAATGTGAGTATTACGCCGCCATTCGACTTATCAATTTTAATTCCATTGCCTAGCATCGAATTGTATTTGCCTAATCCAACAACGCCACTGCCGCCAACGTCACAATGGTTTGACGTGCTGCTACCTGATTTCATAGATGATTGGTACACGGAGCTGCAAAACGTCGTCAATGTAATTCTTCCTGCACCAAAGATAACATTGAAGATGTCGGTCAATCAGGACATTTCAACGGTAATCAAATTACCAAAACTTCAAATTGCGACCGCTATATCGCTCGACAATCACATGAAAAACGATATTGGCGTTGATATTTACTTGCCGCTATTAAAAATTGATGGCTTCACGAATAGGGATTTGAGTATGTCGCTCGATATAAAACAACCGTTTATAAACATTGAACTATTAACATCGGACGACTTCTTATGAGTACATTTAATTTAAACATAGCCAACCAAGCCCTAACCAAATCAACAGGAAACGTTTTTTTACGCCAGTTTCGTATTGGTTCAAAAAACTATGGGATTGATACGTCAGGGGTTTATTTGATTGAAGGTGATTTAGATAATGGTGACGGTTTTGATACGTTCATAAAAACAACCGCGAATTCCTTTGGCGAAGTATCAAAGAAGCGATTGCCAGAATTGAGAGCAGAAAAAACAGGCTTGTTAAGTGTCGCTGTTATTTACGATGGTGAATTATCGGGTAGTGGCGTTGAACATGGTGATAGCGGTTTCGTCCGTTTTGGTAAAGGTGGTGGCGGTAAGCTGGTTTCATTGATTATGCACAGTGACGACGAAAACTTACAACTACGCAGTATCAAAATGATGCCGCAACAAATAGGCGTGGGGGCGTTATGATTCCCGTCGAAATAACTGCTTTCATTAACGACGTTACCGACAACATTGATTTAGATACAGCGGATTTAAAAGGTGCTGTTAAATCAATTTTGGCAGCAGGCGCAACACAAGCGATAGCCGCCAAAAACAACTTGGTTCGACAATCGCGTTACATTTCAGCCAATAAAGGATTCACAAGGCTATCACCGATTTTGTCACAAGGAATTAGCAGTGCAAGCGAGGCGTATCTCGATGCAATCAATAAAGCCGCCGACAATGCGATTCAGTTCGCAGAAAGCGCACAAACGCAACAGGCGCAGGCAATAGGAGCGTTGATACCACAACAACTACGCTCTGACGTTGAAAAGGCGGTCAATCAAATTGAGCTTGATAGCAAATTAAAGGTCAACTTAATTGGGTTGGAAACACAACGCGGATTAGCCGATATTGAAATGCAAACTGCAATAGGCGTTAGTGCGATTGCCAAAGATTTCAAGCGCAAGGTTAGTCGAATTGATATTGACGGGACGATTGCAAGTAAGCGTATTGATGCAAGCAACGAAATAATGACCATGATGGACGTTAATGAAATCAAGGTTAAGAACGCGCTTGATGTCGGAATAATTAAACGTAATGCCTTGTTGGTCGCTCAATCAATCGGATTCGACAAAGAAATTGAGGCAAAAACAAAAACGACTGACGCAAGGATAAATGCGTCAAAGGCTATGTCGGGCGCGAGAAACAGCGCGGAGCTAAACAAAGCCCAAGCAAGGTATGACGGTTCTGTTTTGGTTGGCAGTTCAAGGCTTTCGGCTGCACAGAAAATAGGGGATTCTGAAATAAAACGAGCCGACGCAATAGGACAGGCGCGGGTACTCACACATGAAAAAGAAGGCGGCGCAAAAAGAGAGGCGTTTTCAATCACATCGTCTGCGAGAAACGACGCTTTAATAACGACAACAGGCGCACGCTTAACAGCACAAGAAATAACAACCAATGCACGAATTGAAGCAAATAAAACTGACCTTGATGCACACATAAAAGCATCGACCATTGCGATAAATGCCAAGTCCGAAGCGTCTGGCATCTTGATAAATTCACGCAAAAACGCCTTTGCTATCGAACTCGAAGGCACGGTACAGGGCAGGGGAATAACACACGAGCAGGACAAATTAAACGATGCCGCTGAGTTCGCCTTGAAATCCGCATTAAAGACAGCAAGCACCGACAAGCAAATCGCACAAAAAACAAATGAGTTTGCCGCCCGTGTTAGTGGCATTAACGAAAGGTTTAACGCTTCTCGAACAGCAAACCTAAATGAAGTAAGCGAATCGTTATCTTCTGAAACCAAAAAGAATTTGGCACAACAAGCCTCGATATTGGAGCGTAGCAACGCCAACACCTACGCATTAGGAAAAGAAAATTTAGGACGTGAGTACAACATGACCAAATCATTCCTAACCAAAAAAGAAATTGAAGCCCAGCGTATCGGAATGGAATCTGAAATTACAAACAATGAAGTGGTATCTAAGATTGCCTTACAAGATGAAGATTTCTTATCTCGCATTAAATCCGCCCAAGCGCGTGCATTAGAGCGACGCAAGGCAGCATTCGATAAAAACTTGGCGCAACAAGAAGCAATCATATTGAAAACGACAACACGCGCCGAAGAAATTACAAACAAAACGGCTGCCAATATCGGAGCGGCAAACACTGAAAACGCGGCTAGTATCGCTGTATTGAATGACGAACTAAAAAGCCGTTCAGACATTGAATTAAACGAACTCGCGGAACGTTTAGCCGCCGCTGCCAGTGAAGAAGAAGCCTATATTGCCTATCTCAAAGCATCCGCCGCCAATAAAAACAAATACGAGCGAGAAATTGACGATGCAAAAATCGAATCCGATAAACAGATATTTGAGGCGCAATCAAAAGCACTCGATATGCAGGTCGCGCAAAACGCCTATGTGCAGAAAAAACAAGACGATACCCGCTATAAAATTGCAAAAGATAGCTTGGCATTCGATTTAAGCACGAAGGCTAGACACGCTTATTACGAAACATGGCTAGACATTGCCGCTGCAATTTCTAAACGCGATTTGGCAGAAGCAAACCAAGTACAGGTACACAACATTGTAGAGTTGAAGGGTGACTAAAATGAAAATACTCGATAAGTTTAAATCAACGGTTGGCGCGTCGCCTTACGTTTCGGATGTTACAAAATTCATTACCGATTCATATAGCGGTAACGATTTGTCTAACGAAAAGCTAACAGAAAATTCATCTTTGTTAGGTGTAATGCAGCGACAATCCACTGTTAAGTTGCGTGATGCCATTTCAAACGTAATTGTGCAGGATGCGTCTGCAACGTTTTTGCGCCAAAGCGTGCTTACTGGAACGGTCGGCGAACTTGTTGGTCTTGAAAATAGAATCATTATTGCGGAACTAAACAAGGTTCAAGCCGAAGAAATTGCAAAACTCGAACAATCGGGGCGTTATGACGTTGCGAACTTGCAGGGCGAACTAAAGAAAGAGCTAACCACAATCGACGGTCAAATTGATGTTGAAATGGCTATAGTCAATGCCGAAGCAAAAGTGCTGCTTGCAACCGAAGTAGGCACGGCAATTCACGACGGCAAAGTGGACATTGAAAAGCAAACATCGAGAAACAACATTGAGTTAGCTAATATCGACGGAATGAACGATGTGAAAATTGCCGAAATTAAAGGCAATAACATCGTGAAAATGGGTGTGATTGATGCCGCCGTAATTAAGGCTGAATCCGATATTGATGTGGCTGGTGTTAAATCCGCTAGTGATATTGCTGTCTTTGGTATTGCACGAGAGGCGGATTACGATGCTAACTTTATAAAATTGCAGGCTATTAACGAGGCTAAATTAAAAGATATTGCTACCGTCCATGAAGTTCAAAACATTGCGACAATGGGCGATTCAGAAGTGTCGCTAACACACGCAATGGCAATAAGTGAAAAAGGTGTCACCGAAGTTTCTGCAAAAATTGAATCCACTGCAATCAAATCAATTGCAGGCGGCGAGGCTAAATCAATTGCAGAAATGGCAGCCGCTAAAGCAAGTGCAACAGAAAGCAATGCAAACATTGATGCTACCTTTACGCGCTTATCCGCAGTCCAAGACGGCGCGGCAAATGAAAGCATGGCAACAATGAAAAAAGGGGCGACGATTACCGAAGCGATTGCTAACGCTGACTACTCCGCAAGCCGCAGTCAATTGAAGCAGGGCGAAATGAGAAACGATGCCACGTTATCCGATAGCATTTCGTTAGCCCTTAGCAACGCTGAAATCGCAAACATTAAGACTGTGAACGCCGCTGAAACTGAAAACATCGTTATTACAGGCAAGGATAAGGTTGAATCAATTAAAAACTTATCGACTGTCCAAATTGAAAACATCAAGTCTATATCGGTAATTGAACGCGATACAATCAAAGCTAACGCCGACACTCGTTTGGAATTCACGAAACAAGCCGCCGATTTTGATGCCGAAAACGACGCAGCACTGTTTAGTATTGAAAAAGAGCGACGCATAAGTGTTTCAAAGATTACATTAGCAGGCGATACCAAAATCGGCGAAAACAGGATAAAGATGCAAGCCGAAATAGATGCTGTTGAAACAAACGAAATCAAATTGTTATCCGATAATGACATAGCCACGATTAGACAAATGGCAAAGGTTGACGCGGATTCTGAAATTAAATTAACGGCTGTTGAAATAAACGCAATCAATCAACTGGCAGCACAACGCGCCAACAGCATCAAAACAAAGAGTTCGGTTGCAATGGCGAATGAAAGGTTTTTAAGCGAAACCGTAAAGATACCAAGTATCAAATCTTTTTCAGCTTTGAAAATCAAGGAGTACAGCGATAGAGGTGATATTGAAAATCAAACTAATGATTCAATGTTGCCTGAACGTTTGCGTGTTATCAATGTTGGTCGTGACTTGCGTGTAAATCAAATTATCAAAGATGCAACGGTACGCGATAAAGCTGCACGCACAGAAGCCGATACGACAACCGCTGCACAAGAGGCGAATTCAAAAGATTCGATTGATATGCAAAACAAATTCCTTGATTACCTTGAAAGAATCAAAATTTTGTCAGGTATTGATAAGTCCTTGTTGGCGGAGGAGGCGGGTTATTATGCCGCCAATACAGTCCATAAAACTATCAAATACAAAACTGACTTTAATCTGCCGCTCGGTGGCATGAATTCAAGAAAGCCTCGGTTTGGCAGTACAAGCGTTGAACCACCACCCGACTTTCAAAAAAAACCTGATTTCATGTAACAGGTGTTAAAGGGTGTCGTGAAACGCGACACCCTTTTAAGCGTTTAATCGTTTTCGGGTGTTTCAATACCTTGATTAACACCAGCAAGGGGCGACTTTGGTTTTGCAGGTAAGTTAGGGCTGGTACTTACGGGCATTTGTTCCGCCGCTTCTTCTTGTGGATTGTCTACGGGTTCAGCTAATTCTTCGGCAGGCGAATCAATTTGTTGTTCTGGTGCTTGAATTAGTGGCGCGTCGTTAAAGTCTTTGCCGCCTGCACTGGTAAAAATTGAATCCGCGACGGGTACAATTGCGGGTGTTGCTGCTACCAATTGCGCTGCCTGTGTTGCTGCAAATAATGCCTCAACATTCTTAACGGTCGTTTGCGCGTTCACAAATTCAACGTCAGCGGATAGTTTTTGTAATTGCGCCTGTTGCAACTGATTAGCCATTTCTTGCGCCTGTTGCTGTGCTTGCGCCTGTGCTTGTTGTTCTGGCGTTTGCTCGTCGTCACTTGATTGACCTGTTGCCTTGCGAATCAAATCAGCCATTTCCTTTTTATCCTGCAAATCACTTTGTTCAATAACGAAAGGAATTAGCAACGCCTGCAATTCTGGCGGCAATGTTTTAATCATGTCGGTTAATTGTTGCTGTTGTTGTGCTTTATATGTCGGTGTTGATGGTACTTCGCCCAACACCACGCCTACATTTATTTTGTTCACGTCGTTCATTATCACGATTTCGCCCGTTATCGGGTCTTGAACTTCTTGATTTAAAACAAGTGTATCGCCTTCAATTCGTTTTTCTTCTTCCGTGCCGACAACATAGTTCTTTTGTTGTCCCAAATCTTCGAGTAAAAGCGATAACAGTTGCTCACCTATCAGTTGGCGTGCAAATTCTGCATTGTCGTTAGGTTCTGCAAGTGTGACGTTACCTTGTTCAACCAAGATACCCGCGTGGACACCACTTGTTGAATCGTCCTGACTGCCTAGCATGGACTGATAAACGCCCATAACTTCATTGATTGTCTTTTTATGGTCTAAGTAGATTTCCATTTGTTCGCGTGCAATCGGCGTACCGTCTTGAATATCGAACCTTGCGCCCTGCATTGCCATTGCCTTAGCATTGAGTTCAATCATTGCCGTAGGGCTTGAGGCTTGTTGTCGTACCTTGTTGGGGTCAGTAATAACGCCCTGTGTGTAAATAATAGACTTTGAACCTAACAAGTGATTCATTTTGAATAGTCTATCGTTAATGTTGTCTTGTTGCGGTATCGCCGATTGAATCAATCCATAAGGTGCAAAACTCGCGTCATCAACAAAGCAAACCATTTTGATGTAAGGTAGCATTCGATGTTTGTATGGTGTTGGTTCATCTAGCACCATTTGCGAGGCTACCCAAATTGAGCGACGCACTGCCATATAATTAGCATTTCTAACCTGCACGCCTTGTTGAACCAATGCCAAGTGTTCAGGATTGTCCTTTTCAAATTCAACAGTTTTACCCATTGGTATTTTAATGACGTTGCCGTTCACGATTTCACGATACCAAATTTCATAAATCGGAACAGTTTTGCGATTGACACTAGCCATTTCAAAGTCGTCAAACGTTAGCCAATTGTTTAAAGCCTCAACGCCGCCCGTCGTGTGAATGTTTGTATCGCGTCGAATATCCCAAATTTGCCCTCTATCATAGTTTGTGAAGCGGTCAATTTCTGCCTTAGCTTGCGGGAATATCGCCTTAGCCGTGTCTATATCGTATCTGCGACGGCGCACAACATAACGGCAGTCACTCATATCTTGTTGGCGGGTTCTAAAATCCCAAAACATTTCATTCCTGTGAATAAACTCGACGCGGTAAGGTGAACCAAACGGGTCTGCATTGCGCCCAACATGAACCCAACCGATACCCGCCTTAATCATTGAGGCGTAAGCGTCGCTAAATGCACGGTCGGCGCGGGTTTCCTTTTCTGCTTTATGTAGTTCAATGTTGATTGCGATTGCTAAATCCGTTGCAACGTCGTTCATTTCGGATTGCACAAGCCAATCGCGTCGCCCTTTCGCCTCCATGCCTAGAACCATGTTGATAATGGGTTTGATTAGGTTTTGAATGCTGGGTTCTTGCCCCCGCTCTCTTAGAATTCGAGCCTTTTCGGGACTGCATTGGCGGTCATCGTAATACGCCACGCATTTATTCATTTGTGTTCTAAATTCGGGCTGTTGCTGTATTTCATAAAGAAATTGCTGCAATGAATCTTTATTTTTAAGTGCTGCGTTTGTGCTGTTATTTGTCGTCATTATTACGTCCTCTCGACGTTAAAGTTTTAATTTTATTTTTGTGGCAGTCTTATAAGTTCAGCAAAATTTCTTAAAGATAGTATGAATTCTTCTAATTCTTCTTTGCTTGAGATAAAAAAACGACCAGCCGTTTCATTCTCATTAACATAAAAATCAATACATGGGCTGCCATCATCTATTGACGATTCGCATATATTTAATGTGCAATCATCGTGTTCAAACTCAACGCCTAATTTTTTATTCATTTCTTATTTTCCAGTTTATTGCGCCCAATAAGGTATCGGTTCGTCGTTTAGTGGCACGGTTTCAATCGGTGTTGACCAGCTTTGTGCAAACTGCCTGAAAGCGTCTGAACCGTTTGAAGCGTGATTGTGTAATGGTTTGTCGCGCTTGTAACTCATTAGTTTATCGTCGTATTCATATTGATAAGACTTGAGCGCACGCAATCCTAACGCGCATTTCTCCTTGTCAAACCAGCATTGCTTTAAAATATGCCGTGTTGCGTCGATGCCTGTTGCGATTTCCTTCACTCTCGGTACGGTTACAATGTTTGTTAAGCCGTATTCCACAAGCGCGTCATGTCGTGTAATGCCTGCAATCAATTCTGAAACTTGCACGTCATGCGGTAAATAGTGTTCATCGTATTCGTAACCGTCGCTTTCAACCTTATCAATAATCAATTTGGCGTAATGTCGCAAGTCCTTACCTGTGTTTTCGTAATAGTCGATTACTCGATGTTCTTCACCTTGCGCGTGTTGAATGAACCATATTGCCGTCGCGTCGCGTTTTCCTAAGTCCCAATAAGTGTTGACCTGTAATAATGGTTCGTGTGGCAACACTGTTATTCTGTTTCCAGCCTCAAGATATGCAAGTTCATCTTGATAGATTGCGCCCTCAATTGCCGCCCTGCATTTACCGCCCCAAACGTTCTCCGCCGCTGCGTGGTCGCGGCTGTAGTCGTCATCCTTTTGTTGTAATAACGTTTTTGAAATAAACGGGTTATCGTACCAATTGATATTGATAACAATTGAATCACTGGGCGTGTACTTGATAAAGCGTTGATAACAGTCGTCAGTTTCTAAAATTGGATTGAATAGTACCCACACTTCGCTATTTTCCTCGCGGATTGTCGGCAATAGCACTTTAAAACTCGATTCACTGACATATTGACCTTCTTCAACAATACAAATCGTCACGCCTTCGATTGATTTAATGTTGCCGATATTGTGATGCAAGCCTTTAAAAATAAACTCCGTCCCGTTTCTGCCTACAATTGTCTTTTCTGTAACTATGTAAAACCAACCTAAACCCAACTCGTCAATCGTATCGGATAACAGTTTGTGTATTGAATCCTTGATACTTACTTGAAATTCGCGGGTACATAAGATTCGATGTTTTCTTTTCATTCCCTGCATTAACGCGGCTTGTGCAACGGTCGTTGATTTACCGCCGCCTCTACCACCATACATAATGAAATAGCGATACCGCCTTTTATCAAAAAGCGGCAATAGCTTTTTAGGTATCTTTAGGCGCGATTTTGCTTTAGTCACTGTTCAATGCGTGCGGTGATTCAACGGGTAGGATTTCCCAATTAAATGCGTCCATGTCCACAACTTCACCATCAATAACGTTTTGTTGTGCAATTGTGTTTGTTATCGTCGCCGCGCTTGCGTGCATTGCGTCTAAGCCTGTTACGATTCGCCCCGTTTTTAAGGTTTCCATCGTGTTTTTTGCGTTGTATGTGCTGGGTTCGCTCCGTAGTGCATCAAGTGCAATGTCTAACACTTCTAAGCCTGCATTGTGAAAATAGTTAGCTAATGCGAGTTTGTCCAGCGTCGAGGCTTCAACAATTGCGCGTCCCTGTGGCGGTAATGCGTCTATTCTTTCTTCAATCTCTTTTTTTTCGATAATGTTCGCAACTCTATCGCTTGCAAGCTGCTCGTATAAATTAGCCCTCCATTCCTCTTTTTTAGCACGCTTTGCAATTCCCCCAAACGATATGCCTGTCTGCTTTTCAATTTCTCTTAACGCGACACCTCTCTCAAATAGTGTCCGCGCCTCCCTCCATTGAGTGTTTGAGTAAGCCATTGTTAGCCCTCCGTCGCCACGTTATGCACGCCATACAAACACAAAACGCCCGTAACTACATCAATTGCAGTTTGCGGGTCGAGCTTGAAGTATCTAACAATTAGAATAGGCAATAACAACGTCAAGCCTCGCTGCGTGCCTTGTTCGCTTAACTTGCGCTGAATTGCATTTAAAAAGCGGTTCTTGGGTTTCGGTTTGTTAAGCCGTGCATCAATTGCCGCGTCTATCAAGTCATCTAATTCATCTTGCGTCATCATTTTTTATCTCTAAACATTTGGTAGGTACGTTCATCGAGTTTTGAATCTACTTTTTTTTCAAGTCTAAGCAGCGATTCTTCTGTCCGTCGCAAGTCCTCTTTTTCTTTCGTCGCCGTCTGTATGACGACTTCTCTAATTTTTTGAATCATTGTCCTAATGCGTTGAAACTCAATGTCTATTTTTGACACTTGCTCAACTGACACGGATTTTTCTCTAATCGTGCTAATGTCTTTTTGAAGCACTGCGATTTCGTCGTCCATTTTGGCAATCTGTTCGGGTGGTACAACGCTTTCGCTGATTTCCCGTAGCTCGATACGCATTTCAGTTATGCTTTTTTCAAGTCGTTCAAGCCATGACTTCAAATGCTCTTTGTGCTGTGTGTCGTTATGACGCAACAATCCCCAAAACGCCCCAACAATAGCCATGATTACGCCGATTTCAGCGTCAAAGTGTTCTTCTACAAAGTTACTCATGCGACACTTCCCCCAGCTTCACGATAAGCCGATACTAAAAATGATATTGAATGTTCGCGTTGACCGTAACCTGCGCCGCTTAGACTTGCCCAGCGTGAATTACATTTGATGATTGCCTTTTCGATGTTGCCGTTCTCAATGTCATCAACCGCGCGGCATTCTTTAATTAGCTGCAATGCAATCTTATCTTGTGAGGCAGGGCTAAAGTCTGGCAAGTTTAATTGTTTTTTGTATGCGTCGTAATAGCGTGCAAGGATTTGATAACGTCCCGCCGCTGTTGACTTGATGCCTAGCTTCGGTAAATCGACTTTAACGCGCGGGTGGTCATCGTAACCGTTGAATAACTTGCCGCCACACAACACGTCATAGCCGTCGTGTCCTTTGCCCCAAGTACCTTCTGAACGCGCAATCATGTCTAAGAATGCACGCATATTTTTTGAACTCATTGCCAATACTCCAAGTTGATAGAAAATTGGCAATGATTTTATGAATAAAACGAACTACATATTTTTAAACTAAATTAGTAAAACAGTTTAATTATTTACGCGGGTACATTTGTGCGTTGATTTGGGCAATACATTCTTTTAACACTGTGATTTTAATGTTCGGTGCGATTTTGTGATTGTCCAAAATAAACGTTAAATCAAATAGAAGGCTCTCGCGCTGTTCGTTATAATCCGCGCCTTGTTGTGTAGCTGGTTCGACGGGTTCAACATTGGCGACGGGTAATAATGCTGGTGGTGCAATTGGTTCGACTTGTGTCGGCTGTACTTGTTGCACTGGTGTTGGTGCTGGTGTTGGTATCGGCTGTTCTACTGACGTTGCCAAGTTCGATGTGCCTGCAACACCTTTCTTTAATGCGATTTGTCGCTTCACTTCGGCGACGGGTAAATTCTTTAGCAATGCGTAACTGTAGATTTCACTAGCAATATCGGCGTTTTGCGGCGCGGCTATTTCATAAGCTGCCGTTATTGAAATTCCCGTCATGTCTTTATTTTTAAAAAATCGTGCAAGATTCATATAGTTTGCATTGCTGTATCGGCTACTGTTGAATAATTCCACAGTAGAAATCCATTGTCCAAACTCTTTGTCAGATTTAAAACGTTCTCGTGCCTCCAGCAATATCAAGCCTTTGAATAATTGCGATTGTTGGTCGATTTGATTGTAACGCTCAACAAGCTGATTGAGCGACAACACGGTTAAATCGTTTGTTTCTGCTCTCTCAATAAATTGTTGTTGGTCGTTTGCGTGTTCCAATACTGCGCGTGGTTTAATCATTGTAAAATTTCCTGTGTGAATCGTGTTATTTCGTCTGTTGCTTTTTCGTTATCGAGTTCGACAACGCCGCGCCCCATGCTTGCCGCGTCCCTATATGCTTTCCTATCGTTGATAATTGTATTGAGCAATGCAATCGCTGGATAAGCTGCAAAGTAATCTTGCGCCTGTTTGAGTTCGTTTATCTGCGGATTCGTCGGCGACATGGTAATGATAGCAAAAGATTTTAAATTGCTGTTGTAATCACGCGCTTCATTTAAAACTTGCATCATGTATGGCAGCGTGTCTAAATCCCATTGCGACGGACGAAAAGGAGTTACAGCAATATCGGCTGCAAGCAATCCCGTTCTAAGCTCTCTTGAATCCCTGCCTTGACAATCTACCACAACATAATCAAATAGCGGTTTAAGCGTCAAAAGCGTTTCTTTGATGTTGTCGTATTGTCTAACACAGCTTACCTTTGGCAGTTCTGTTGCCTGTCTGTCCTGCGCCCAATTCGCGCTAGTGCTTTGTCTATCAGCATCAACTAGCATAACGTTTTTATTTTGCGTGGCTAACAATGCAGATAAATTTGTAGCAAGCGTTGATTTACCTACGCCGCCTTTTTCTGAACCTATTAAAATTATCATCTTGTGTCCCCTTGTGTACTTTTTTGTGTACTTCCTATTGTGCGCGTGTACTTTTTTAAATGCAAAAAAATAACTATTCATTTTTATTCAAATAGTTATAGCTGTTTTATTGTGTACTTTTTGTTGTGTACTTTTACTTAATTGCAGGCATAAAAAAACCCGCTGTTACACGGGTTCTTCTTATTCTTATTTTTTCTTTTGTTTGTCGGCTTGTATTCCTAGGAGTACAAGCCTTAAAAGTTCAGGTCGTTCTTTAAGCCACTTTTGCAAACCTGCGCGGCTCATTCCTGTCGCTTCGATAACCTCTTTTACTTCAAAGATTCCGTAATTTCTTACGGTTTCTAGTAGCGTTTTTTCTGCCAATTTCCTCTCCTTTCGTTATCACTATACAAATTGCAATGGTAACAATAAAAACAATGCTAATCATCAGCCCCCCCGTTATTCATCGCAACAACAAAGAATTGTTCAGAAAAATGCTTTTCTGAAACATCCAAGTAACCGCCGCCCGTGCTGATAACTTTGCGGCTGTAATCGTCGAGCGGTTTCAAGTGATACTGCAAGTGTGTTTTGATACTGAACATAAACACATTGAATAACGCGCCTTTCGCGTTTGATACTGTAACGCCTAAGTTAATCATTTTATTTCCTCGATTTGATTGAACATCACTAAATCAATTTGTCTTTGAGTGCCAAAACGTTTGATGTACTCGCATAAAAAAACAACATCAAAAAAGTATTCTGTTGGATAAGGTCTTGAAATACTCGCGCCGTGCCAGTTGAGCGTAATCGTAAAGCCTTTTTGTTTCCCGCATTTTGTAAATTTTGCGGTTCTTGTCGCTTTGTTGATGATAACGTCCATTAGATTACGCCTCCATCCTCGTCAAAAGTGTATTCGTTAGCGTCACACATTTCGCTTACACTTTCATCGCTGCTTTGATGTTCCCAATCAGCGTACAAACCGCTTTTGATTTCGTTGCAAGCGTCGTTAATCCATTCGTTTAAATCATCTTCGACAAAATCAAAATCGTAGTGCATATCGCAACGCGCTCTGTCGCGGTTGTTTGTCTTTACCTTGCCGCGCATTCTGTAGAATGAACGCGCATAGATGCCGCGCAATTGAATTGCAAGTTTATGAAACTCGCTATCTTTGCCAAAATTACGTTCAACTGTTTTAACAAAACCTTTTTCATAATCAAATTGGCAGCTTTCAAACGCTACATAATCGGACTGCGAATAACAAACAGAATAATATAGTTTAGGTTCAGCAAATCCACACATTGTTAAAAAATCGGTGTAGTTTTCTGTCCATAACTCAATGCCTTCACAATGCCAGTTACGAACGCGGTCTTTTGCGCGGTCGCTTTCGAGTTCAGAAAATTTGAACGCTGTTTTTTTGCGGTCGATTTCGTTGCCGTTTTCGTCAAACATGATGCAGTTGTTGTAAGCGTGCATCGCTTGGCGTGCGCTGTTCATGTCTAAAGTGATAATGCGTGTGTTTGCGCCTGCACCTGCTTCGGTGCTTTTAACTGTATAGTAAGCCATGATAAACCTCTTTTTAAATTGAATTATTTTTTTACTTCACGAATGATTTTGATGCCGTTTTGTGTGTAGCAAATTCGACACTCATTGCACGACTGATAGCAATTTATCACCGTGTCATTTTTCTTTAGATAGTCCCGCGTGAATACCGCAAACACTTTGTCAAAATGGCGTGGCACGCGCTTGGGTTCTGAATCTAAAGCCAATGTGCTAAAGACTAGAATTAAGTTTGCAGGATTAACGGCGAGTTGCAAATCAAATACTTTGTGAACGATATTCGCCCGTTTCGTCCATAGTGCAAAAGTTGTGTCTGGATTGTGATTACAAATAGCAATCAAATTCAAAAAGTGTTGAATGTTGTGAAGTTCTCCAAAACTGTCAAAGCGAAAAAACAAGCTGTTAATAATTGGCGTTTCACGAATCGTCAAAGGTCTTTCGACGATAAACATATTTTTTTCTAACGCAACGGGTAATGCAGGACGCATCTTTTCAAGTTTTAGCGAGTAGCAAAACCCGCAAACTGCGTCTTTAATTTTGTTCACTTTTAAGCAGAAATCGTTTATTGAAGCAGGTGTGTTGATTGACATGATACCCTTTAATTTCCCGCTGCCCTGTGTAATATGAACTACTGGCATGATAGAATCCTCTTGTTGTTTGCCGCGCTCTCGTCGAAAAGTAACGCGGCTAAATGATTGTTGTTTGCCGTTGCCTTTTGGTGGCGGCTTTTACCATTCGGCGCAGTATCTCGCGTAATTGCTGCGATAAACTGCCGTGATAAATTCGCGGCTGTAGCCTTTGCCGTCGAGTGCGTCAACTGTATCTTCGATGTCGCCGACATAAAAAGCCTCGTGATTTGCCAGCTCATAAAGCACCTCGCTTTCCTCCAGCTTGTACTTTTTGATTTGTCCCCTTTCGTTGGCGCAAATTGCCTTTTCAGCTGCGATAAAAGCATTTACTTTTGATGCTGCGATAAAGCCACCGCCCCACATTTTTTCAAGGTAATCATCAGCCGCAAGCGTTACTTTGCTTGCACCTTCGTTGAATTGTTCTTGATTGAATGCAAAGAAAATTCCCATTTCTTCAATTAGCGCGTTTCTTGCTGTTTCAGTTTCGCGGCGTACTTCGCCGTAAGTTTTTGCTTGTTCTGCCATTGTCTTATACTCCTAATACTTCGTTAATGATTTTTGTAGCGCGTTTTCTAAACGTCGCTACTGTTTGTGCTACTGCGACTAAATCGCCGTTTTTGTTCAGTGAATAAAAATGCTCGTCTGTTTCGTAGTTGCTGTGTAAGTAAAGCGAAAAACTAACAGGCTTTTTGCCGTGAATCATAAAGCTGATTGATTCCCCGTTGTCTAGTGCATCAACCTCTTTTACGCTTAAACTGAACCTTACGCCGTCTTTTGTGTTTTTGAGTGCCATAAAATCCCCCTTAAAACTTGATTTGATAAAAACTTGATTTAACAATGCCGCGTGCAACATTTGTAACGCCTGCGACGATTGCACAAAGCACAACGACTGCGATTAAACCACTCATAAATCCCCCTATTGATTCCACAAAGTCCACGCGAAAAACTCGCGTACAAATGATTGTTGTTTTGTTGTTCCGTGTTTGATTACAAACTCACAAAGAGCAACTTTAAAGCAAGGGTTTATTATTTCCTCCCCTTTGTTGTATTCCCGCGCAATGCTTGAAAGTTCAGCGTTTTGCATTAACTGAATGCTAAAACCTCTCGCGCCTTTTGCTTTAAAAACTGCCGTGCTGTTGCCGTTGGTATCACGACCTTTTGTAATTGTTGCCATTTTAAAATCCTCTAATTTTTGGTTTCTGGTTTCGTCCCCTGTCGCTGAACTTGTGCCAAATTATAAGCACAATGTTTTTATTGTCAACACAATGTTTCTATCATTAGACAATAAAAAAACCCGCTAGGCTATAAGCTGTGCGGGTTGTAGCGATTTACAGACACATTTTAAATCACCGCAATAAGTGCGGATTGTGTCTTTTATCGTGCATACATTGCGTTAAATCTCGCTAAAAGCTGACGTTCCTGCGCTTCAATTGATGCCGTGCTGCTGCCATTGGCTCGCGCTATGTCCTCGCGGTCGCGTAATGCCTGCAACTGTTTCTTTGTTGCTGTGACCTGCTTATTAAGTGCAATCAATTTTCCTTTTTCGGCGTAAAGCTCTCTAAACTCCGTCGCGTTACGTTCTTTTTTATAAGCCTGCAACTGTTCAACTACTTTCGTCACATCGTCGGACTGAGCATAAAATCTGCGTCTGTAATCGTCAATTGATTCACTCTTATAAAACGATTTCATAATCGGCGTATTTTCGAGTTTAAACGCCTCGTCGTTGAATGGAGTTGTCGTTAGTGCGCTTGCATCGGTCAAGAATCTACCCGCGCCTCCAGCAATGTAGTTGATAGTGTTCTTGATTGTTTCGGGGCTAACATCAATCCAGCCACTTGTCGCACTATCACCGCCTGTAATCGAGTTCAAGCCTTTTGCTATGTCCTCGTAACCTGTCCCGCGTGTTTTTCTGTAAATCTTTTCACTGTCTGGCTGGTTCGGCTTGAATGGTGACACGGGCATTAAAGGCGTACCAAACGCGCCCTTGTTCACTGTTGGCATAACAAACGGTTTTGTTACAGTCGGTGCAAAAGCTACGAGCGCGTTATCACTTGAAAACTCCCCGTTTGGAATGGGGTTGCCAATTGGTGAGAAATTCCCCAAGAACGACGATGTAAGTTTTTTACTGATTTTTTCAGCGTCGCCGCCGTTTGCGATTTGTGCAAAGGCTCTGCCAATGTCTTTAAAGAAACTCCAGCCGTAGGCAACTGGTATTGTAATTCGCGTGCCGCCGCCTATGTCGATGCTAATGTTGCGTTCTTTTTCGTAATCACTAACTAAATCGTCCTCTCCGTCATCACCGCCCATCATTGCTGCCATAAACGAAAGCGTAACAATTCCCCCGACAATTCCCCACGCTTGCCCTTTATAATTCGATTCGGTCAACGTTTTAAAAATGTTCGCCGTTCCTTGTATGTTGGCGTTAGCAAAAAGATACATTGCGCCTAGCTGCTGACCAAGTTCACCGCGTTTCGTGAAATTAACCGTTACATTAGATGATAGGCTTGCGGCTTGCATATCGCTGTAACCGCTATCAACGGCAGCTTTAAACGTGGCTAAACGGGTTGCGCCTTCAAAGGCGGTATTTAAGTGTTCAATCAAATCAAATAAACGATTGTTCAACACGCTAAACGCGGCGGACTGCATCGCCTTTTTATATTCACCTGCTTTTATCAGCGATTGGAATGTTTCCCCGCCGTGTCGTGCTAATGCGTGGTGCAAGTCGTCCCCTGCTTTTTCCAAACTTGAAATATAAGCTGTTCCAATACTGCCGCCACTTTCACGATAACGCTTTAAAATGTCGCGTTCTTCTGCTGTCAATTTGCTTTCTGTTTCTGTGGCATGACGCGCCATTGTTGCCCACGAACTGCGCCAATTTTTCATCGCCTTCGCGGCTAACTTCACGCCGCCTTCACCTGTCAAAACCACTGCGGCGGTTTGAATATCTCGAATCGGGTTGATTAAGAAAAAAGCAGGGTTCTTTTGTGTCCACATTTGACGCAAATATCGGTTTAATTCTGCTGACGCGGCAAAAACGCCGTTCAAGTTCGATTCTCCCAAACGGTTGTAAGACTGTAAAAGTAGGTCATCATTAAGCTGTATTCTGACTTCTTTACCGTCGCGCAAAAAACGTATTTCTGTTTCTGCGTCAAAAGGTGCTGGCGTTGATGTAACTTGCGTTACCAGTTTTTTCTTGATTTTTACGTTTGCGCCGTCCATTGCGTGTTCGATTTCGTCTTTTCTTAAAATAGCTTCGTCCATCGAATCAACAACGGCATATTCTTCACCGTCTGCGGCATCAACAAGGGCGAACTTTAATTTTTTACCCGCCACTGGCTTCAGCGGTATCTTTTGAACCGTGCCAATGGTGTCGGGGTTGTCGTTGATTAACTTTTCAACAACTGCCCCGACTTCCGCCTTGCCTTGCCAAACAATAGCCCTTTCGTGGTCGCGGATAATGTTCTCTAAAATCTGCCCTGCTCTCGATTCACGACCTAGCGCACGCTTACCGAATTTTTTGGCAGTTGAATTGCCTAAGCCGTTTCCGTTTCCGCGATTGCCTTTTTCGTCTAACACTTCAAAACCTTTCAACGGCACATAGCTTTTGTAAGTATCTTTATATCGGGCAGCTTCTTCGCTACTAATTGCGCCTGACTGCTCCAACAATTGTGCGGTTTGCTGCGTAATAGCTTGAAAGTCTTTTGCAATCGCTTCAAACGTGGCGTAATCCGCGCCATATTTCGCTTTGAGTTTTTGAATCTCAAGTTTTGCATCGGCATCCGTCATGCCTGAACCGTTGCCATTTTTAAAACGCGGGTTAATTTTCTGCATTTCGGCGTTACGTTCTGGGGCGTGCATCGCATAAAGCAGCGTAGCAATGTCATCAAAATTTGTTTTAGCACGCGCCACACGCTCAATTAACGGGTTCAATGTTTCGCGTTTAAAATCCGTAATCCGTTCTGCGGCAATATGCGGCATTCTTTCAAGAGCATCATAAACGTTATTGCTTTCGTTAATTTTGCCGCCCATTGCTTTAATGGTGTTAATTGCCGTTGTCCATCGGTTGTGCATATCCTGCCATAAACGTTGCTGTTTCTGCGGCATCGTTTCTTCTGGAATTTCAAAGTCATTCGACGGCTGCGTTTTGCTGAATTTAACCGTTTCACTATTGATTAAATCTTTTTCAGTTATATAATTGTACTTAGAGCCTTGTTTGGGAAAAGCACCCATCGGGTATTGTACCCTTTCTGATTGCGCCCATTTTCGGCTCTTTTCTTCGTTTATATATCTTGCATTACCATTTTTAGCCAAATTTACAAAATAGCTGCTATCTTTTCTGCCATAAACACTAGCAATTCTATTTACCGATACATAGTTCACTTGTTTATCAAGATGCAATGAAATCATTACAGGTCTGTTACTACTATCCTTGTATTCACTTAGAATAATTAAACCTCCATCTTTGCTTGGTGAATCTAAAACCATAACTGGATTGGCTAAAATATCGGGGATTTTTTCGATTACGCTCATTGGCGTATCATGCCCTTCTTTTTTTAAATTGGTCGCTTTCAACACAGTGTCTTTGCTAATAATAATCGGCAAATTCGGTACACCAACGGCTTTTAAAATATAAGATGGTTCTTCGCTAACTGTAATAGGTTGCGGTCTACTAACTAAGCTATTGTTCATCAGCTTATCTAACGCCGCTTTAAACTTCGCCGCCTGTTCAGCAATCGGTTTGAAAATATCACTAACCGTTGTTTTACTCGCAAGCAAATTCGCACTGTCCTCCTCATCGGGGTCGAATGCCGCAAAAATTGAACGGATATTTTCTGGTTGGTATGCAATGAAGTTTAATGTGTCCTGCTCTGTGGCATAAGCACCTTCAAAACCACGATATTCGTAAAAATCAGTACCATCTAACTTACGTTTTAAATCATGTTCGATAATCCCCCAGTAGCCTCTCTCTAAGTCTTTAAGAAGCTCTAGCTTGTTGTGTGCATCATATTTTGGGTTTGCATCTGTTGGGTGTTCTTTCCAGTAGTCCATAAGCCATTCTGCGGCTTCATTAAGATGCTTTTTATTTCTAAAGTCGAATGCGTTTTTTGTTTTAATGAAAACAGGTAAAACGTGAGAAGTACCGTTTTCTTTTCCTTCAACAGAATTTGCATAGCGACTAGCGAAATCTGGGCTTGATGAAAAAGATATTGATTCGTCACCACTTGTTCTACGTTTTTCGTACTGACGTTGTGCGTGTTTGCTAAACTCATTAAACGCTTTGTTTGATGTTCCGTGATACCACTTCTGCTCAACATCAAAGCCCATATCCTTAGCTCGCTGCATTCTCGCTGCGTGTGACATATCAAGACCTTTCGCAACAGCATTTAACCATTCTTTAGCCTCTCCAGCATCTTTACCTTTGTAGCCTTCTTTGCTTGCCTTTACGATTGCTTCACTGTCTGTCGGGTCGTTAAAAATCAACTCATCTGGTGCTTTTCTCAACGCTTCACGCGCCATTTCGTGCAATTCTGCTGGGTCAAATTGGTAATTGCCCGTTAATTTAGCAATCATTTTTTTGAACCACGCAACGATTCTATCGGTCAATTTGTGCTTAGGATTCTTCTCTACAAAATAGCCTAATGCTTCTTCTGTCATGTTTTCGGCAGACGTTCCAGCGCGTTCAGCGGCGGCAAACGCCTCATCAACAGCGGCATTCTTACCGCGCATAGCTTCAATTTGTTTGAGAATTGATTGAAAACCTGCATCGTCTTTACCCATTTTAAGCGCGTGTACGCCGATTTCGTGTTTTAACAATCCAATCAAATCCGTTTTCGCTGCAATACCATCTGCGACAAAATAGGTCGTTCCATTGTGATAAAACGCTTGCACGCCTGTTTCACTTGTGAACGCCTTAACTTCATTGCTATCAATGATTTTGAACTTACCTGTCGCAATCAAGCGATTAAACCAGCCCTTACCAAACGCACTATCAGCGGCATTTTTTAACGCCGATTCAAGCGATTCTTTTGTATAAGCGTTGGCGTTTGATTGAGTTTTACTTGGGTTTATTCTCGCGCCACGCCCTGACTGAGCATGAAAATCGGCTAACTGCTCATCTTTTGATTTGCCGCCGATTAAATCAACAACAGGCTTTGAATCGACTATACGCTTGAATGTGTCGTTGTTGTCTGTGGGAATAAAGAAACGGTCTACCCATGCAATGCGCTCATGGAAAACGCCCTGCGATTTTAAGATGGCTTGCTCTGGCGTAGAAAACCCGCTTGTCTTAGTTGGCTTAATTTCAATACGCTTTTCGCCGTTCACAGTGGCGGTGAAAATCTCCCAGCCGTTAGCGAGTACAGCTTTTGCGCCGCTTCTGATTTGCTTCAACATTTCAACAGGCGTTAATTTTGCCGCGCTCGAATCAAGCCCTAAATTTTTCAAAATTGCAGCCGAATCTTTTGCAGATACCATGCGCCCCAACAATTGCTCGCCGTCGTCGGTTTGCATTCGCATGATTTTTTCTGAACCTTGTAACCTATCCCAAATCGGCAAAATAACGCCAACAATCATGCGTTCCGTTTTGGTTTCTGTTTTGGGGGCTGCGGCTATTTGCGCCTCCCACATAGCTTTTGCATCGGCTTCGTCAATCTGCTTTGATATTTCGATTTTTTCTACTCTTTTAGTCGTTGCGTTCCATTCGTTTTTAAAGCCCTGTTTCAATATATCTGCGCTATCAATGTAAGACGGTGAACCCTGACGAATGCCATATAACGCGCCACGATGCACTTCTTGACCTTGTGCGTTTAAGCGAGTGCCATTATCTGAAAGCAAAATAATCTGCCCTGCTCTCACGCCTCGCGTTAATTGATAAAAGCCACCGTATTTATTGCTCTTTTTGAGCATATCAATCGTTTGTTTTACCTGATTCCAATCGGAATAATTCACGTCATTTTCAACACTTAATTCAACGTAACGGGTCGTCGCGCCTGTTTTTGAATCAGTATGTGCAACATCGTCGCGGGTCTTTTTAATGCTGTTAGCTTTTAATGTTTGCACGCCTTCATCATAAGTGCCGCGCTGTTTTGCATATTCAACAGCGTCGTTAATGCGCTCCTCAAATTCTTCAAAAACTTGGTCTTGTCGTGTATCGGTAAGCGATAACAAACGATTCAAAAACTGCGGGATTGTCGGGATTTTACTTTCGCTAAAATTGCCGTCTGAATCGAATAAATTTAGCCCTAACTCCGTTGCTGTTTCGTGAAAATTTAACTGTGTTCTGCCTACATACATATCTTTAAATAAGACGTGCAACGCCTCTAAAGCGTAATCGCTCTCAAGGTTATCTGCGGCGGTGAACATACCTTGACTTGTTGTCTGGCGTTGTCCTTTTGTCATTGCGCCCAATTGGTCAAGACGACGCGCGATTGACGACACGAAACGTTTTTGCGCTTTTAAATGCGTCATTGGCAAAACGTAATGCGGTGGCTGTGCTTGGTTTGAACGATGTGAACGCCCAAAACCTTGAACGGCAGCATCGGCTTTCCAACCTGCTTGCATGATGTAATGAATGCGTTTGCGTTTATTTACGGCGGTGTTATCGGCGTGAAAGCTATAACCCGTACCGCCTGCACCTGAGAAAATAAGAATTTTCTTTTTATCGTCTTGGTAGGCTTTCGCGTCGGCTTGTGACGATGTTTTTGAGCGTTTTTGTTCAACAACTTTGATTTCGCCGTCGTCGTTACGAGTTTGAACAAATCGCCGTCCCCGTCCTGTTACTTCGGCAACTGCATCAGTACCAAACGCATTGATGATTGAATCAATGGGGTTTTCTGGTACGCGAATTTGTTGCAATGTATTGAGCAAATTGTCACGCATAGCAATCGCTTCTTTGTCGAAAACAGGATTGCCGTTTGAATCTCTAACGGGTACTTTATGAAGATTACCTCCCTCATCTTCCATGTCTTGATATGCTTGAACAGGAAAGCTATTGCGAATGTAAGACATAAGCATTTCACGCGGCGTAAAATCTAAATCTTCTAAATCTGTGCCGTCGGATTTTGCCTGTGCGACCATTCTTTCTTGCGTTGCTTCATTGGTGTTCACGATTTGAACCAAAACAGCCTCGCCGTTATCAAGGCGTTTTTGAATGTCATCAATCACGGCAGGCGTTTGCAATGCAGTGATAACCTGTGAAAAGAAACGTTGTTGACTGCCCCAAAATGCTGACATTGCGCTACTTTTTGCCGCGCCATTTTCTGCTCCACCTGTTTTTTCAAGTGCTGCATTCACGTTTTGTAAAACCGTCTGCCACGCCTTTGCAAGTTCGTTGTAAATATCAATTTGCAATGGTGTCATCTGTGCGTCTAAGCGTTCATAAGACACGCCGTCATAAGAAATTGAACGGCTGATATACATACCTAACGCTTTCATATCTCGGCTGACAAGTTCCATTGCCGCAATGCCGCCTTGCGATACCTTTTGAATAAAGTCCTTACTGTTTGCAAATGGTGTACCTTCGCCCCACAAACCTAAGCGCGTTGCATACGCAAGGTTGCTAAGTTCGGTTGCGCCCGTTGCTGACACATAAACGATTCGCGCTTTTGGCAGTGCTTTTTGTAAATTGATACCCGCGATTGCTTGTTGTGACGGCTTGCTTGTCCCGCGCTTACCTTTAATTGGTTCGGCATTACCCATTTTGTGCGCTTCATCAAAGGCAATTACGCCGTCAAAATCAGCACCTAACCAGTTAATAATTTGTTCTAAACGCGATTGACCTTTTTCTTGTCCTAAGTCGTTTGCTTGTTGTTTGCTGCCGCTGGCAACGGTTGTATAAGAAGTGAATAAAATACCGTCTTTGGCTTGAATGCTATCTTTTGGCTTGGTCTTTCCCTGAAAAAAGATTTTGTCAGAATTTCCACCCACGCCTTCATAATCGCGTTTAGCGTCATTCATCAAACCTTCATTAAACGATACCCAAACAGCTTTTTTCTTGCCTTGATTCATGTTATCAAGGATAACGCCTGAAATTTCGCGCCCTTTACCAACACCTGTATTGTCGCCAATAAAGAAACCTTTGCGTTCACCATTTGGCAAAATTTCACTGTGCGCTTGCCCTGCATAAACAACTGCCTCTAATTGCGCGATTGATAGCTTGCCTTCGGTGATAACTTCTTTCGGTAAAGTTGGTGAATACGTCGGCGTAGGGGGTTCAACGGCTGCCATTGCCGCCGATTGAACTAATTGCGCTGGGTGCGGTTTTGCACCTGCAATATGAAGTTTTTGCGGGGTGTAATTCGAGAAAATTGAATCAGTGAAATCGTCATTAGATTTATTTTCAGTTGCACTAATGTCTAGCGTATCTTTTTTATCATTGGTATTAGTGCTGGTGTTTGTTGTTCCGATGCCTGTGAAAAGCTCTTTTGAGAATTTCACCCACGCTACAACGTTATTGCCGTAGTGTTCCCCGTTACTTGTTTTGAGAACTTCTGACTTGTCGCCATTTATAACAGCGTGATAGCCAACCCTCTCTCCATCGAGCGTTGTTAAATTACCCTGCTTATCAACGGCTGCGTTGTATTTGCTTATTTGCTTGTTTATGCTCTTTAAAACATCAGCATCTATCTCACTAGAACCGTCTGATTGCCTTTCATTTGCAGGTTGTTTAGTGTTTCCTGCAATATCTCCGCTGCTGCTTCCGCTACCTGCGTTGGTAGCTTTATTGTCGCTAGAGCTGTTTGCTCCTCCTTGTTTCCGACCATTATCTTCATTGCCGTTTCTGGTTTCCTCATCAGTTGATTCAGCCAATCCATTGTCAGCGTTGAATCCTCCCCGTCTATCGTTATTAGGTTTTTGTCCAGTGCTTGAATCACTAGCATTAACGCCGCTATTTCCGTTTTCGGATTGAATTGTATTTTGTTGGCTTTGAGAATTTTTGCCGCCTGTTTGTTGAGCGGGTGTAAATTGACGTTCATTTCTTATGCTCTCCAAAAGTGCAGGTAATTCGGCAACTGATTCAACTTTGCCCGTTAAAATTGGCTGCGTTGTCGCGCCTGTTTTGTCAAAAACTAAAATCTGATTATCAAACGTTGTGCCGTATTTTGCATATTCTTTGCCCGATATGCCAATGTTTGCACGCACGTTGTACTTTTTGCTTATATCGTTCCACCAATTTTTAAATGCGGGTCTATCCGCTGCCATTCCATTGCCGACAATCGCAACTAAACGCCCACCATCTTGCAAACGTGCTAACGCTTGTTCAATGTGTTTCGCGCCGTTCATGGTGTTGTTTTTACTGGTTGTTGCTGACGATGAAAAAGGCGGATTCATAACGACAACGGTAGGGATGGCATCGTTAGGCAATACGTTATTTAGCTGTTCGCCGTTCTCTTTGAACAGTTGCGCTTTAGGAAATAACGCTCGCAAAATCTCTAATCGACGCGGTGAAATTTCATTAAGTAGGATTTTTGCGCCTGCAATTTTTGACCAAATCGCTAAGTCGCCCGTGCCTGCACTGGGTTCAAGCATCGTATCTTTATCGGTAACATTTGCCACCCAATTTGCCACAAATGAAAGTGCTGGTGGTGTACTAAATTGTTGCAGGTTATCTTTTTCTGCATCGCGTACCGTTTGCGTTGGCAAGGCTTGAATCCGCTTTGTAAGCTCCTTCACTTTTATTTTTGCTTCGTGAGCGTCAAATTTAGTCCAATCCTTACCTGACCTTCCCTCTGTTTGTTGCAGGTGCAAATTAAACGCTGCCTCAAGCGCGTCCGTTGCATCGTTTGTTGAATACGCGCCTTGTGCTTGTGTTCCGCCGAATGCGTCTTTGGCTAAATCGTGAAGCGTTTTTTTATCAATCGCGCCTTCTTTATTACCCAATTCCATTGTGAGTGAACCGACTAATTTTACGGATGGAATATCTCCTTTTGGCTGTTCCGTATTACTTGTATTTGAAATACGAGCAATCTTTTCAGTCGGTTCTTCCTTGCCTTTAATCTCTGCAATCGTTTTTGGTGTCCAATGTAAATCGAGTTCAACTTTGTTGTCTGTCGCTAATTCAACAAGTGAAATGTAACCCATTTCGCCAAAACCATCGTGGAAGTCTGCGTAACCAAACGCTTGATGTTGCGTTGTATTTTTATCTTTTTCTGTAATGTACCAATCTTGGCTACCTGTGAAGTAGTGCAAATGTGCAACGGCTTTGTCACCTAAACCGTCTTGCTCATACGTTTTTGGCATTTCATTAAATTGCTTTGCAAGGTCGATAATCAGGTTTTTAAAATGCAATCCTTCTTCGCCGCGTGTTGCGCTGCCAATGGTGTCAATTTGATGTATTGGCACAAATGCTCTAATTGCTTTTACCGCGCTTAAAACTTCGTCGCTTGTTGGTGATTTGGTTTCTGGTGTGTCTGTGGCTGCGTCTTTGGCGGCTTTCGATTCGGACTGCTCTTTTAGATACTCTGCCTCTTTTTTATACAATTTAAAGTTTGAAACATCAAAGTGTGCGCCTTTTCCAGCTACTTTTATTGAGTTGCTAACACCATTTCTATGCTCAACTCTAAGTGGTTCAGTGCCAAAAATATCTCTATCTCTTATTGCGACAACATAATCACCTATCGCCAAATCCTCAAGTTTTAATGGTGCTTCCTTCTCAGTTGTCGAGTTTTTCTCGGTATCTGCTTTTGCTTCAAACAGTTTTTTCAATTCTGCTTTCACTGTATCTGGGCTGTCCATGTCATCAACATTTTCGCCAAAATCTTCAAGCATATCGCGTGCGCCGTTGTACCAAGAACGCAAGAACGGCTTTAATTTGTCTAATGACGTATCAAGGTCGCTCGCTAACTGTTGTGCCAAATCAGCAAATTTTCTCACGCCTGCTTCAATGTGAAATACGGCAAGCTCTGTACCCATTGCAACCATTTCAGGGTCGATACCTGAGTTTAACTGCCCTAATTTTGCCTTTAATTTTGCGCGTAATTCATCAGCGCGGGATTGAGTGACGTATTTGTTGCTTGCGCCGTAATCGGCTGGTTTTTCTAACTTGTCGATTTTTTCATCTTTTTTCGACACATCATCGGCAACCTGTTTATTTTTTGGCGTTTTTTCGACGGGTTTAGAATCTGCCATCGTCCAAGAGCCTGAATTAAGGCTTTCTTTGATTGATTCCGCGCTTTTGGGTGCTAATGCCGTGCCGTCGCTAAATTCTACGCCATACAAACCATCTTCTTTTTGCGTTACGCGCAAGGTTTTTCCAAGCTGATTTGTTACGCTAAACGATGCTGGAAGGTCGTTATTTTTTGTACTTGGTGCTTGCTGTGTAGAATCTAAAGGGACGTTCAGGTTTGTATCTACGGGTGTGTTTTGTTGCTGGTTATGCTGATTTTTAGTTTTAATCAAGAATGCAGCCAAATCTCCGATAGCACTATTCGCTCTTGGATTCATTGATGGATACCAGCCGCCATTATGTTCTTCTGAGTTATAACCTAATGACGGTATGGACACTCTTGAAGCACCATTTCTTCCACTTCCTGACGTACTGATTTTTGTTTTTTCTTTATCCTTATAAATAGCAGTCGCTTCATTTACTTCATTTGGATAATTTTTAGATAGCAAATCAAGTCTTACATTATCTTTGTGTGTTTCATACTGAGTGAATGTTTTTAAATCGCCTTTAATATCACGGTCTTTATATTCTTCATCAGCTACCCTAGCAGATTCCGCATAGATTTCTTTTAGCGATAATTGGTTTTGCGTCAAAGTGTTGCCTACCACACCCTGCGTAACAGGCTTATCTGCTAAATGTTTTTCAAAATCCTTGATTGCTTTAAGCGGGTCGGTTTTATTCGCGCCATCTTTGTATGTTGTTTTAACGCCTGTCGCCTTGCCATTTTTAACCTTAAATGTCGCTAGAATCGCGCCGTCTTTGGCTCTAACGGTATGCACACCTTCATCTGCTGCATCGTCGGCGACGGTGTAAGTGTTGTTTTTTACCTGCGTTGTGAACTTTTCAGGCGCAACACTATTTTCGGAATTTTGTACAGGCACAGAATTTTCATTTTTTTGTGCCGCTTCTGCTCGTTGTTGTTCAAGAAGGTCGTCCAAAGTAAAACTTTTTTTCGGTGGCAGCGAATTTTCATTTTTTGCTGCCTGTACATTTGGTACAGCAACAAAACTACCGTCGTCTTGTTTGACGGCGGTGTGGGTTTCGGTCAAGCCTTGTTTTTTTAACGCGCCACGCGCTGCAACAAACGATGTAACAGGTTTGCCGTTGGTGTTTAAAATTGGCGTAGATGTAGCGTTCTGTTCCGCAGATTGCGGATTTTGGGGTAATGTTTCTGGCGTTTGCGATTCAACTGTATTTTCCACGCTCGTTGCGGCTTGATTGTCGCCCTCAACTTTTGAATCCATTGCCGCAGTAGTCGCGCCCGTAGTTTCGGGGGCTTCGTTCCGTCCCAAAATCCCGTTAGTTCCAGCTCCCAAAGTGTCAGGCGCATTGCTTTTCTCATTCGTTATTTCCTCTGCGCTATCGGTGTAATCCCATTCACTGCCATCTTCTTCGGCAAAGTATTTATTGCCTTCGTCGTCGGTTTTTAATACTACTTTTTCGCCGCTTGGCAATTCGTGCGTCGGCACAAAGCCTGTATTACTCGCGCCATCAGTTTTGGTGTTTGTAATTTGTTCGGGCTGTGCGGTGGCTTGTGTGTCGTCTGTTTTTTGGGTGGTGCTTGGTACATCAGTGATTGAATTTCCCTGTCCATCTAGTTCGACCTGTGACGTTTCTCCCTCTCCTCCTCTCCTTTTCCCTAT